CGGAATGCCCAACTTAATGAAAGTATTAATCTATTTCGTTCACCGCGACTTAAATTATCAAAATCTAAATCTTGACCCAATTGTGTAATTGTTACAGTAAGGTCGTTTTGAAATTCTACAATATGAGGTAACCCTATTTTGTCTAGGTAGTAAGTTAGGCGTTGGTTTAAGAATGCTAGATTTTGATCAATAATCTTTTTACGTACAAAACTATCTTTGTTAGTGAGTAATTTGTAAAGAAATTCTTGATGATCCTTAACTTTGGTCAGGTCGTTTATATGATCCCAGTCAATTTCTTGAACTGCTGTGTTTTTTAATTCTTCAATTTGCTCAGCATACGGATTAGTTTCTGCTTGTTTGACTGATAATTCTTTCTTTAATGAACTTAAGGTATTCTTATGATTCAACGCTTGTTCTAAATTATCATAATGTACTTTAGGGCAATCGCCTAAATCACCCAATAATGACAATGCTTCTGATAAATCAGCCAATTCTTTTGCAAATTCAGTAATGGCAGATTCTGCTTCTGCGATTTGTTTTTGTTTGTTTAACAACATTTCGGTGTGTTTTACATCGTGAATATCTTGTCCACAACTATGGCATTTGTGATCTTCGAGAGTTTTTAACTCTCTAGCAAGTTTGTCCAGAACCTTTTGTTCTTTTTCTACACTTGCAGTCTGTTTAGCAATCAATGTAATTAAACTGTCACGTTCTTTTTTATGTTCAGTCCATTCGACTAACCTACGTTGTGCAGAAATTTCTAATTCGATGTCTATAGTTTCTAGTACATCAATGCTTTTAAGTAGATCTTCTATTGATTTCTCTTTTTGATCTTCCCATAATTTAAGTTTTCGTTCTAGTGCTTCTATACTCTGCAGTATTCGATCGTTAGATGCCTTAATAGTTTCAATTCTAGTGTTTTCTGTGGCTATAGCATCTTTTGTTTGCTTGATAAGTTCTTTTAATAATTCTGCTTTTTCAGATAATAAAGTAATTCCTAAAAGTTGTTCTATTATACTACGTTGGTCTGCACTTTTTTGTGCCAAAAACGGCTCAGTGTAAGTGTTTAATGCCACAAGATGTTTGAACATATCGTGACTCATTCCAAACATATCTTCAATAGATTTCTGGGTTTCTCTAGAATCGCCTTGACTTTCGTCTAAGTCTTCTAATTCTTGTTCTTGACCATTGATAGAAAACTTTAGTAAATTAGGTTTTCTCCCTCGTTCTATATGATATTCTATACCGTCCTTTTCAAAAGTCACAGTGACCAACATACCTTTGCCGTTAATCTTATTAATAAGATTATCTCGTTTAATGTTAGTTAGGGCTTGACCGTAGATTGCATAACTCAAGCCGTTGATGATAGTTGTTTTGCCCGTACCATTGCGAGCCCCAGAATCATCACCTCCTAGATCTAGATTTTCACCTAAGACTAGAGTTAATTGACCACGGTCAAAGTCGATGGCTTGGGTTTGATTACCCACGCTCATAAAGTTTCTTACTGTAAGATTTTTAATCTTGATACTCATAGTTCTTTATAGATCTCCAATAACAGTGCTTTGTCATATGCATCACTGTCAATAGCATTTAGTTGATTCATAACGATTGTATCAACGCTTTCAAAATTAATATCGATCGGAACCGCTGTGCTTTCTACTTCAACTTTTTCAGGAATTAACATCAATTCTCGGAGGTTATATTGCGGTATGAACTGTTCTTTGATAAAATTAGCTTCTTCAAATGTAATAGGCAAATCTATAGTTACCCGACAGTGCATCTTTTCGCGCAGTAACTTATCTGGTGTATCTATAATTTGACTGAGTTTATAAGTTCTATAAACAGGCTGACTAGGCCACGATCTGTATTCGGGTTTACCGCCCCATTCTAGGATCATCATACCGCGTTCATCGTCGCCTGCATCCGCATAGTTGTGCGGGAAAGCGTTTCCGATGTACACAATGTTACCTGCTTGTTGACGTTTATGAAAGTGGCCAGTGAATACATACTCTTGATTTACAAAATGTGTACGTTGTAATTGACCGTGATCTGGCATCTGTACCATAGCATTCATATAAAAACTAGGTAATTCCAAATGTCCGAAGATATAACGACTTTTTATGTCGGGAATCTTTTTCCATTCATCGGCTACTAACCAAGGTAGTATAGTTACATCTCCTTGTGTTATAGGATCTTTAATAGGCACCACATTTGGAAATAGTCGCATAAATTCAACAGAATTAATTTCACGTTTATCTTTATAAAAAAGATCGTGATTACCTAAAATAAAGTACACAGTTTCAAAAGCCGAACTTAGTTTTTCTAAATTAGAAACAGTATAATTCATCGTACTTACGTCTGTAGTACTGCGATTATGATGCCAGTCACCGAGAAAGATAGCAGTTTCACAACCTTCTCTTTTAGCAGTGTCACAAAACCAATGTACAAAATCTTCGCAATCCTGATTATGGGATCTGCTACCCGACTTTAATCCAAAATGTATGTCTGTAAAACACGCAACTTTTTTAAAAAGATTCATAGATGTAGTTTAATGCAAATACTGTATAAAATCAATCCCAATCACCGCCACCACCTTCACCTGAAGTGGCGCCGCCTGTGGGACCAAAACTTCCGCCGCCGGAGTTTTGTCTAGTCCATGATGGATTCATTCCGTTCATTTCTAGAATATCGTCTCTAATGTTTTGATTACGTTTCTCAATGTTGATAATTCTAACGAATGAATTAGTAACAGCAGCAGTATAGTAAGCAAAAGGATTATCTGATTTGCTTTCATCGAATTGTAGTCCTATTTGAGTTAGTTGAAGGATGGCCTGTCCTTTCATTTCATCGTTGTAAGTATAGCCGCGGACGTTACCTCGGGTAGCATACCTATCACAGAGTTTTAAAAACATTCGGGCAAGATTATCAGTCATTTGTCCGTGCTCTTTACTAAACTTACCTGTGCTGATCGGGCCTTTCCAATGACTCTTACCTACACAAATCAAGTTATCATTCTCGTCAAATTTCCAATGTTGGAACGGAGGAAAGTTGACTTTTTCGTGGCTGTCTGCAGTATTTTTAAGAGTCTTTTTACGACCAGGTGCAAGAGGAATGTGTTCAAAGGTCATAATTCGAAAAACAAGATCTTGTTTGGAAATTTTCTTATAATCTATTTCGAATTCTTTAAGGGGTAGTTTTTGCCCTCGTTGAGCGGATTGTTCTTGTGCTTCTTTCGATAGTCTAACAGCACAATTCCGTTTGGCCTCTGCTACTGTACGAATATTGATTTTTTCTAAATTTGGTAGAATAATATCGTACGTTGAAAATTCTGGTTTAGCAAATGTGCAATATGTATTTTTACTTAGGTGTATCTCTTTTAGTAGGTCTTTGTTTGTTAGATATTTTATTTTTGGTACCGTCATTCACGATCCTCCTGATAGAATAATATTAGCATATTTTTATTAAAATAAATAGATAAAATGGAGAAATTAAGTGTCTTTATCACCTAACCCTTTAGCAAAGTTAGTAACACAGGTATCATCTACAATATCTACGGCTAGTTCGCAGGCAGGAGTGGCTTTCCAGCAGACCGGCACGGATCTAGGAAAATTGAAGTTAGATGATAAGGTAGCAGGATTATCTGGGGCATCAGGAGGATCATTGGGTTCCTTTAGTGCTAATAAAGGAGTAGGAGATTTAAAGAATCTTACAACAGCCATGGGAGGAGCCATTTCCGGAGCAGTGTCCGGAGTAGCAGGAGCAGCCCAAAGCATTGTTAAAAAAGTTGGATCTCTTGCAGGTAGCACTAGTAATATAACTGCTGACATAGCCTCTTCCATTAGTAAATTAGGCGGCGTTGGCGGCCTAGCCGGCGGTGCCGTTGATGCACTATCAAAAATTAGCGGTGTTGCAGGCCAACTTAACAATTTATTAAGTATGGCTAGAGCCAGTAATCTTCCAGCAGGTGGCGAAGCATTTGCTAGTCGCGGTCCCGCAGTTAGTATGGAAGCCATTCCAGACAACGACTGGAGAGTGAGAATAAATTGCACCTGGGACTATTTTAATTCACCTTTATTTAATGTTTTAAAAAGCACAGGCGGAGTAGTATGGCCCTATCTTCCGGCTATAACATTGGCTACAAAAGCCAACTATAACACCGTGGATCCGGTTCATAATAATTTTCCGTTTCAAGCATATAAAAACAGTCAAGTAGATGACATTACCATTGCGGGAGAATTTTCTGCAGAAACAGAAAGAGATGCATTGTATTGGATAGCAGCAACTACATTTTTTAAAACTGCTACCAAAATGTTTTATGGCAATAGTCAGTATGCAGGTAATCCTCCCATAGTTTGCCAACTTAACGGTTATGGTAGTAGTATTTTTAATAATGTACCTGTTGTCATTAAAAGTTTTCAGGTCGATTTCAAAGACGATGTGAACTATGTTAAATGTTCTTTAAAACCACTCGCTAAACCTTCCTGGGTTCCAGTTATGAGTACTATTACCGTTGTTGTATCTCCAATTTATAATAGATCTCTGTTGAGACAGTTTAGTTTGCAAGATTACGCAGCAGGAAATACGGTAGGATATCTATAATATGGCCAAATATCGATCTACCAGTCCCTATTATAAAACCAAACAAAATAAATTATATCTTGAATTATTATCTATTAGATCGGTACCAGCCGAAGCAGATGATTTCCTATACACTATCGAAAATCAATATAAGCACAGACCGGATCTTCTAGCATATGATTTATACGGGTCTCCAAAACTTTGGTGGGTGTTTGTTCAGCGAAACATGGATGTCATTAAGGATCCTATTTTTGATTTTGAACCTGGAACAAAAATTTACATTCCGAAAAAATCAAATCTAGAAAGATACCTCGGATCGTAAAATGGATTTAGCAAATTTAATAGGTAAAACAGTTGTTGCCGGAGTTAACGGAATTAACAATGCAGTAGCAGCATTCGGCAAAACTTTTACGCCACCCCCCGGCGGCCCCTCTAAAGCATTAGAAACAGCATACCCTTCGGCTTCTAATATTGCAGAAGGAAGTGCCAGCGTTGGTGGAGAGACAGAACCTGCAGCCAAGCAAACTATAACAGCCGCACAACAGGCAGCGGGAAAATTAAAATATCAATCTGGATCAAAGTATAATTCTAATAGAAAAGGTATACCTAATCCACTAGAAGAGTTCGCATCTTATACAACGGTGTTTACTTTTGCCTGTTTGAAAAGAGAAGAAGTTAACAATCCCTATCTATATAGAAATAACGATTTTGTTGAAAAACAAGTCGTATTCAGTTCAGCCGGTAGGTATGACAAAGAAAGAGTACCCACCGCACTTACTCAACACGGAGCGCCTGAATATTATATAGATAATTTAAACATCAATAGTATCATCGCTCCGAATCAGGGAACCGGTTCGTCCAATGCGGCTGAAATTAGTTTTGATATCTATGAACCATATTCTGTAGGATTATTATTGCAATCGTTGAATACTGCCGCTCTATATTCGGGATATCCAAATTATCTTACAGACTGTCCTTATGTTTTGAAAATGGAATTTTTGGGTTACGAAGAAGACGGTAGAATCTTCTACGGACCTAAGCCTAAATTTTTTGTAATGACTCTACAGAAAGTAGAGTTTACAGTAACAGAATCGGGCAGTAATTATAAAGTTGCAGCAACGCCATATAATCTTTCGGGATTCACAGAGATTATGTCGCAAACATTCAATGATATTTCTCTTACAGGCAGCACCGTTGAAGAATTACTGGTTAAGAGCCCTAGAAGTCTACAAAATGCGTTAAATGAAAATGCTAAGAAAGCCGCTACCGGAGATGCACCTCTAGTATCAATTCCTGATAGATATGAAATACATTTTCCTGCAACTGCGAATAGCCCCATTCCCGGAGTAGAATCTGCAACCGGCGATACAGGCGCAACATTAAATGCTACAAATAATTCTTCAAATTATAGTATAAGAATTAAAAGCGCATCTAATGCTCAAAACGATACTAATTTTGACAGCAACCCTATAGGCCAATCGTCTTTCGGCTTCAAGGCAAACTCGGGAGGTAATTATGTTGCACCTAGAGCACAAGATGTTTATGATGCTAGTACAGGTGTTGTGAAAAGAGACAACATAACAATTGATCCTAAAACAAGAACATTTCAATTTGGTCAAGGTCAGAGTGTTATTGCTATTATCAGCCAAGCAATATTAAGTTCTGAATATGCAGTCAAGGCATTAAAAGATAGCAAAAATGATGGAAATGGTAGAGTAGACTGGTTTAGAATTGACTGTCAAATTCAATTAACCGATTATGACAGTAAAAGAGGAACTTATGCTAAACGAATTATATACCGAGTGATGCCATATAAAGTTCATAAATCAATTTTTACAAGTCCAGAATCAGTTCCTGAATATGGAGGACTAATGGAAGAATTAGTCAAACAATATGATTATATCTATACAGGACAAAATAATGATATTATTAAATTTGATATAATGCTTGACACAGCATTTTACACCGCGATTAGTCCAACGCCTCCGTCAGAGGCCGGCCGGTCAAAAAATCAAGATACACAATCGTCGGGGGAAGAAGATAGAACAAAACCAGGACAAAGCCAAGGATTAGATGCACTTAAAGCGCAGGCTATTGCAGCAGGCAGTCCTACAGTTAAAAGAGATCCTGCAGCAATTGATTTGCCTGCTGGCGGATCGGGACAAATTGATCCAGAATACCTAGTAGCACAAAATTTTCAGAAAGCCTTTTTAGATAATGGTCAGGCTAACCTTGTCAATGTTCGATTAGAAATATTAGGCGATCCCTACTGGCTCACAGATAACGGTATTGGTGGTTATTTGCCCGGGCCAGGCGAAACAGAAATGATAACAGAAGACGGTGCCGCAAATTATGAGATGGGAGACATATACATCTATGTGAGATTTAGGTCTCCTTTAGATGTAGATACAACTTTTGGATTGTATGATTTTCAAGCCAATGATAGTCCTTTTAGCGGAATTTACAAAGTTACAAAAGTAGAAAGTAAGTTCTCCGGCGGCACATTTACACAGAATTTAGAATGTCTGAGAATGCCTAAGCAGCCTAAAGATTTCAATCCTGCAGCCACCCCAGATAATAAACCGTTGTATGATCTTAACAAGAAAGAAGAAGAACCTACAGGATTTATTGATGACGAAGCAGGCTCGTTGTATGCCGGTGACGTTAGTCCTAGCAACGACGAACCGGTTACAATAGCATAAGGTTATAAATGGCACACGATAATAGAAAACCAGAAAACACAAGGAACGCAGATCTCGGTAGCGGGCCTTATCTCGCCAAAGTTGTGAGCCACATCGATGCGTCTTTTATGGCAGGTTTAGAAGTCACACTTTTGCGAGATCAGGGAAATCAGATAGCAAAGGATACTCAAACTTTTACAGTAAAATATCTCACACCTTTCTACGGTAGTACTGCCTATGAATTTATGGGGCAGAACAAAGAAAATGATCAAGCATTTTACGACACTCAGAAATCTTACGGCATGTGGTTTTCGCCGCCTGATATAGGCGTCACGGTTATGGTGGTGTTTATAGGAGGTATGCCAGAGGATGGTTATTACATAGGATGTGTTCCTAGTAGATTTACTAATCATATGGTTCCTGCTATAGGAGGAAGTACAGTTGTAGATATAACAGACGATGATAAAAAGAAATACGCAACTACTCAACCTTTGCCTGTCGCTGAAGTAAATCGTCGTGCTAACGATCTAGGTAATTCAACAGCCATAGATAAAATCAAAAAACCAGTTCATCCTATTGCAGACAGATTTTTAGAGCAAGGAACATTAGAAGACGATGTGCGAGGAGTAACAACATCTACATCGAGAAGAAATATACCCAACATGGTATTTGGAATATCTTCTCCAGGACCAGTTGATAAAAGACCAGGGGCAAAAAAAGAATTCGTAGGAAGAACAGATTCTAAATCTCCAGCACCAGTTTTTGTTGGTCGCTTGGGGGGAACCCAATTTGTAATGGATGACGGGGATGATCAATATCAGAGGAAAAAACCAGCCAGTGAAGGCCCTGTTGATTATGCAGACATCCTCAAAGGAGAATCGGGCCAACCCGATATTCCATATAACGAATATTTCCGAGTAAGAACTAGAACAGGACATCAATTATTGATGCATAATTCTGAAGATCTAATCTACATAGGAAATGCTAGAGGAACAACCTGGATAGAATTAACCAGCAACGGAAAAATTGACATCTATGCCAAAGACAGTATTTCTATCCACACCGAGAATGATTTTAATTTTAGAGCAGATAGAGATATTAACATAGAAGCAGGACGAAATATTAATATTAAAGCCACTGCGGATTATAGTAAAGAGGCTGACAAAGACGATAAGGGGTTTGACAGCGGAAGAATTCATATAGAAAGTAAACATGATTACAAATTAGTTATTGGTGCAAATGGATATATCACAACTACACAAAATTTAAATTTAGGAACAGGAATAGCAAATTATTTTTCTGCAGGAGGAAACACAAATATTCTAAGCGGCGGAGTTCATTACGAAACAGCAGCGACAATACATATGAACGGTCCGGCAGCGACACCTGCTACCCCTGTTCTAAGTTTAGTAACCAAAGATAATATAGTTACTGATAATACATTAGATTGGGCCGAAAAGAAATATATTGCTGAGGAACCTTTAAAAAGCATTATGGCTAGAATACCCATGCACGAACCGTGGCCGCTCCATGAGAATCAAGCACCGCAGTTTGTTACTCCAGAGTTTACAGATAGGGAATCATAAAAATGGCAAAATTATATAATCAACAAACGGTGGCTAAAAATGTAATATCTGTAGGACAGGAAGGATCAAATGCCCATACCTACAAAGGTTTTAGTTCGCTTGAAAATAAAACTGGTTTTAGAATTTTCGATATAGATCTTGTTAAGAGAGATTTATTGAATCATTTTTATATTAGAAAAGGTGAAAAATTAGAAAACCCAGATTTTGGAACGATAATTTGGGATATGTTATTCGAACCTTTCACAGAAGATGTAAAAAAAGCAATTGCTAAAAACGTAGAAGAAATCATAAATTACGATCCTAGAATACAGGTTAATTCAGTAATAGTAGACAGCACAGATCAGGGTATTAGGATTGAAGCAGAGTTAGTTTATCTGCCGTTTAACATAAGCGATTCTATAGAATTTCAGTTTGATAGAGAGAATAGACAAGTTTTCTGACCAGTTAATTAATACAAATAAATATGAAATCGGGATACAAAAATGACAACTAATAGGTTAAACAATCTAATTCTTAACCAAGATTGGACAAAAATTTATCAAACATTCAAGAATGCGGATTTCAAATCTTACGACTTTGAAAATTTACGCAGGGTTATTATTGAGTATATTAGAGAAAATTACCCCGAAGATTTCAATGATTATGTTGAAAGTTCAGAATATCTTGCTTTAATCGATGCAATTGCCTTCTTAGGGCAAAGCCTTGCATTTAGGATAGATCTTGCCAGCAGAGAAAATTTTATAGAACTAGCGGAAAGAAAAGACAGCATACTTAGGTTAGCAAGAATGTTGAGTTATAATGCAAAAAGAAATATTTCTTCGTCCGGCCTTTTAAAGTTTGATACAATCTCTACTACCGAAAATATTTTAGATAGTAACGGCAGAAATTTATCGTTGCAAACAGTAGTTTGGAATGATCCTACCAATCCAAATTGGAGTGAACATTTTGTTTTAATCTTAAATTCTGCTATGGCAGATAATACAGAAATAGGAAGAAGCCAAGGAGTTTCTACTATACAAGGAATTACAACTGAACAGTATAGATTAAGATCGTTTAATAGAGATGTACCAGTATTCGCTTATTCTAAGGCTGTAGCATCCAGATCTATGGCATTTGAAATTGTTAGTACAACATTTAAAGGCAAAGAATTTATCTACGAAGAACCACCCTTTCCCGGTAATCAATTAGGATTCATTTACAGAAATGATGGTAAGGGTCCAGGAAGTGCAAACAACGGATATTTCTTAATGTTTAAACAAGGTTCTTTAGAACTAGCAGACTTCTCTATCGCTATCCCTACGGCCAACGAAAAAGTGACTATTGATGCAGCAGGCATCAATGACAGTGATGTCTGGCTTTTCAGTTTAGATGCCAATGGATTGCAATCGTCAGAGTGGAGCAAAGTTTCTGCTATGATCGGAAATAATATTGCTTATAATAGTTTAAAGAATAATATTAGGAACGTGTATTCTATTATCACTAAAGAGAATGATAAAATAGATTTGCAATTTTCTGACGGGGTTTATGGTAACTTACCTCAAGGAAATTTTAGAGTATATTATAGAGTCAGTAACGGGCTTAGTTACAGTATAATCCCAAATGACATGAGAGGAATAACAATCGGAATTCCTTACATCAATGCCAAAGGAGAATCTCACACACTTACTGTTACAATGAGCCTTAAGTATACAGTGACTGGATCATCTCCTAGTGAGTCTATAGATTCTATTAGACAAAAAGCACCTGCTACTTATTACACTCAGAATAGAATGATAACTGCTGAGGATTATAATCTTGCCCCTCTTTCAACAAGCCAAGACATTTTAAAAGTAAAAGCCATTAATAGAGTTAGTAGCGGCATTAGCAGAAATTTTGATATCATAGATGCATCGGGAAATTATAGTTCAGTGGAAGTGTATGCCGACGATGGATTCATTTATAAAAATGAAAATGAGACTAGATTAAGTTTTAAATTTGTTAGCCGTATTGATATTTTAAATTTTGTAAGGAATTCTGTAGAACCATTATTTGAAAAATCAGATGTTTTTAATTATTATCTAAGCAAATATACAAAGGTAACATTTATTGACGACACTACAATCTGGAAGGATGTTTCTTCCGACAATTTTAGGAGTACAGGATATTTTGGAACCACATCTGATATTAATGCAAAATTAAAAACAGGAACATATACAAATAGTTCTCTCAAATATTTGAAAGTTGATTCTTTAATTAAATTTATCCCTATAGCCATGCACGTATTCAATAAAAACAATGAAATGGTTTTAGAATCAACAGTCCCCCAGTCCGAAAGAAAATATTACATTTGGACGAAAGTTGTTAAAATAGCAGGTGATGGTACCAATGCTAATAAAGGTATTTTACCTAACGGATTAGGTCCTATTCAACTAAGTGATATTATTCCTTCAGAGGCAGTTGCTTCTAGAATATTACCTAGATTCGTTTCTAATCTAAACACCACTATTGAAAGTGAAATCGCTGACTTAGTTTTAGAAAATACTAATTTCGGTTTAAGATATGATTATCTTGATTCGTCATGGAAAATTATTACATCAAGTAATCTAAACCTATTAGATGATTTTAGTCTAGGTAAATCCGGAGACACAACAGGCAGCGGATTAGATTCATCATGGATTATGAGTTTCATTAAGGAACCGGATAGATATGTAGTAAGAATTAGAACCATGGAATATATCTTTGGTAGTATCAAAAAAAATCGTTTTTACTTTGATGTTAATCAAAGAGTCTATGATTCGAGAAATAACAGAGTTGTAAAAGACACCGTAAATATTCTCGGCGTTAATACAGATTATACAAACATAACAGAATTAAAAAATAACTTTATTTTTGAAGTTAATGATACTCTTAAATTAGAAGATGGGTACGAAAGCAATTCAGAAATTAAATTGTCATTTGTTGATTCGGACAACGACGGAGTAATTGACGATCCCGATCAATTTGAAAAAATAGTAGGCAGCGACGATCAACGTAAATTTTTATTTTTTGAATATCAGAACAATGGTGAGGCCGCCGGTACATATCAATTCATAGATGATTCTGACGGTTCTACATTTAAAGTTTTACAAAAAGAATCGTTAATCACGTCATACAATATTTTTCCAGACGGAACCCCCATACTAGATGGACAGTTAGTTTACTTTTATGACAGTGCAGAAGATGCTATTAAACGTATTAATAAATCTAATGGTACGCTTACTTTTTCTTTTGAAAGTAATTATCGAGCCAACTATGGAAGATCTAATATAAAATTTCAATACATTCACAATGCTAATGTAGATAGAAGAATTGATCCTAGCGTTAGCAATATAGTTGATGTATACTTATTGACAAAGACTTATGATACTGCTTTTAGAAATTATATATCTGGAATAACCACGAAACCAACACCGCCAACACCGGATAGTTTAAGAATTAGTTTTGGTTCAAATTTAGATTTAATTAAGTCTATTAGTGATGAAATAATTTATCACCCAGTTGGTTATAAAGTGTTGTTTGGTAAAACAGCAGATCCAAAATTACAAGCGACTATGAAGGTAGTAAAAAATCCTACAAAGACAGTTAACGATAATGATCTCAAGGTAAGAATAATTAATGCTGTTAACACCTTTTTTGAAATTTCAAATTGGGACTTTGGTGATAAGTTTTATCTCAGCGAGTTAATAACCTATGTTGTTACTCAAACTGTTCCAGACGTTTCAAATTTAGTTTTAGTGCCTAAGCAGCCCGGACAGGTTTTCGGAAGTCTTTTTGAAATTCAATCTAGATCAGACGAGTTATTTGTAAGCGGGTTAACAGTAGATGACATCGAGATAGTATCATCAATTTCGGCAGCAGAAATAAATGCAAGCATTTCTCAAATAGTTAATACGACATATTAAAATGGCAGATAAGCAATATTCAAAAAGTGGTTTACCTATTAGAAAGACTTTAGATTTACTACCTAAAGTTTTTCAAACTCCTACCAACGACAAGTTTCTAGGATCTACAATTGATCCTATGGTCCAACCCGGATCTTTAGAAAAGACAGTAGGGTATGTTGGAAAGCGTTACGGAAAGACATATAATGGCAAAGATATCTATTTAGATACAGATCAAACATTACGTAGTAGATATCAATTAGAACCAGCAGCAACGATTAAAAAAAATAATAAAGTTGAAAAGTTTTACGATTATATCGATTTTAAAAATATTATTCAGTTTTTCGGAAATGAAAACGAAAAAGATAATCTTATAACAGGTCATACTCATTATAGTTGGAATCCGCCCATCGATTGGGACAAATTTATAAACTATAGAGAATATTTTTGGGTCCCCACAGGTCCGGCCCCTATAGCAGTTTATGGACAAAACCAGGAGATACAGAGTACATATAGAGTATCGTTGGGCGTGGGATCTACCTGGATTTTTACCCCCGACGGATTTACAAATAATCCTACCCTAACTCTATATAGGGGGCAAACATATAAATTTAATATCAGCGCAGCAGCCAATGGATTTTTTATAAGACGATCCTATGACACTAAAAGTTTAGAATATTCTCCAGATAGATCTTATCAAGCAGGAGAATTAGTTGTTTTTGATGACAAGTTATGGAAGGCTAAAAGAGATATCTTCGTAGGCGACGGAAGTTCTATATCTGCAGACAGCCAAGATTGGGAACAAGTAGAAGTTATTACAGGAAACGCAGTTACTGATTATGTCAGCGGTGTTACTAATAATGGAACACAAAACGGAACCATTACATTTAAAGTCCCATACGATTCGCCCGACGTTTTATACTATCAGAGCGGTACCGATCCGGATAGATTTGGTAGATTTATTATTGCAGATGTTGCATCAGCATCTAAAATTAATATTGAAAAAGAAGTTATAGGAAAGTCTACTTATATTAGTAGTAATGGTATTCAATTTTCTAATGGGATGGTTGTTACATTCGAAGGTCAAGTTACACCAGAAAAATATGCAACAGGTTCGTGGCTAGTAGAAGGAGTGGGAACAGAGATTACTCTTACAGCCTTTGAAGATTTGGTCATTCCTATATTATCAACAGATGTTCCTGAAGTATACTTTGATAATGACGGATTTGATACTGTACCTTTTGATGATGCAAGTGCTTTTCCCGGCACTAAAGATTATATTACTATTGCTAAAAGCAGCAACGATAGAAATCCGTGGAGTAGATATAATAGATGGTTTCATAGATCAGTTTTAGAGTACAGCAGTAGATTATCAGGATCTGATTTTGCCGCAGACGAAAGTTTACGTGCAAAGAGACCTATTATAGAATTTGTTTCAAATATTAGATTATTCAACCATGGGTGGTCTGCAAAAAGCACAGTTGATTTTGTTGACGACTTTACCACTGATGTATTTTCAGAAATAGAAGGAAGTAAAGGTTATATTGTTGACGGAGAGTCGTTATTTGAAGGCGCTAGATTATTGGTTATTAATGACAAAGATTCGTTGGCTAATAATAGAATATACAAAGTAACATTTATCGTACACAATAATGTAAGACAAATATCCTTAATTAAAACTGAAGATTCAGAATCAGTTATTGGTGATACAGTATTGATTCGTTTAGGAACAAAAAATAAAGGAAAAATGTTTTGGTATGATGGGAATAAGTGGAAATTAAATCAATTAAAAAATAAAACTAATCAGGCTCCGTTGTTTGATTTATTTGACGAAAATGAAAATAGTTTTTCAGACCTTACAAACTATACCACATCAACATTTGCCGGTTCTAAAATTTTAAGTTATAAAATTGGAACAGGTATAAATGATTCAGAATTAGGATTTCCTCTAAGTTATCTTAACATATCTAATGTAGGAGATATTCAGTTCAATTTTGATTTTGATTCTGATAAGTTTAATTACACAGAATCTAGCAAAGTCGTAGAAGTTGATGTTAATTCCGGTTATTATAAAATAAAATCAGATTATTTAAACGGATGGGTTAAAACATCCCCTTCTACGCTGATGCCTATTATTGATAGTTACGTTGTAAAAGATAATTTAAATGAAATAATTTTAAACACAGTAGATTGGGAGAAATTTTTCGAAGATCCGAATAATAGAATTTATTGGTATCTCAATGGCAATAGGTATTATCCAGAATACGAAAGAAATGCAAATAAATTTATTATTGTTAATAAATTATCTACCGGAGATTCTGTTTCTGTAAAATTATTCTGCAATCTGCCACCCGACCAAGGTTACTACGAGTTACCAGTTTCAATAGAAAGGAATCCGTTTAATGAAGATGTTGAGTCTTTTTCATTAGGCCAGGCAAAAGATCATATTGAGTCGGCATTAGAATTTAATACAAATTTAGTGGGACATGTTCTTGGTAATAATAATTTAAGAGACTTATCTAATTACATTCAAGACTCGAAACGATTTTTAAAACACTCGGGCATACCAATAGTTGCTATTCCTCTACTATGTGATAAAAATAGTAATATACTTAAATCTATTTCTTTTGCTAAAAAATCTTATAGAGATTTTAAGGCCCGCTTCATTCAATTAGCCGAAGAATTATATCAAGAACAAGATCCGATTGATTTTGTTGATATAATCATTAATGAATACTCGAGGGCGAAAACAGTTAAGTCTCCTTTCGCTAAATCCGATATGCTAGGAAATGGATCTTTTACGACTATAGAATATGAAGTAGAAGATACTGGAATTAATACCTTTGCATTAAGTAAGCCGTTTTCGTTAACTGTACCAAGCGATAGAGCAGTCTATGTCTATATAGATAGTACACAATTATTATACGGAACAGAATATACTTTCAATGAAAATTTTGGTTTTGTTATTATCAGTAAGCCCCTTGTAGAAGGACAAAAGATTCAAATTAGAGAATATACTTCGACTTTATTCAATCATATACCTCCTACACCTACTAAGATAGGCCTACATAAAAAATACACTCCGCAAATTTACGTAGATGATACTTATATTACTCCGAGAACAATGATCCAAGGGCACGATGGAAGTTTGACCACAGCCTATGGAGATTTTAGAGATCAGGTAATTTTAGAATTAGAAAAAAGAATATATAACAATTGCAAAGTTGAGTACAACGAAGAAATTTTCGATCTTGATAATATTTTAGGAGGATATTACAAAAATGCCCTGTATGATAGAAATGATTATGAACCTATCATTTCAAGAGAATTTTTAAAATGGATATCAGATACTTCTTTAGATTTTATTGAAAACAAATACTTCGATCCCCAGAATAGTTTTACATATACCTATTCTAATATGACAGATCCCTCTCAAACAAAAAATCTTCCGGGCTGGTGGAGAGGAATATATAGGTGGGCATATGATACTGATAGACCTCATCTATGCCCGTGGGAGATGTTAGGATTTAGTGAAAAACCAGAATGGTGGGAATCGGAATACGGTGCAGCGCCTTACACTTCTAATAATTTAATTTTATGGGAAGATATAGAAAACGGATTAATTAGAAAAGGTAATAAACAAGGATTGCATTTACGTTATGCAAGGCCGGGATTGTTAAAGCACATTCCTGTAGATGCTGATGGGAAATTAAAAAGTCCGTTAGATTCAAATTTTGCTCAGGATTTTTCTCTAGTTAAAAATAACGGCGATTTTAAAATAGGCGACTTAACGCCCATCGAGCATTCTTGGTATATCAGTAGCGAATATCCTTTTGCGAAAATTATTGCGGCAGTGTTGTTACGACCTTTCGAGGTAATTACCACAGCAATATCTGGACCTAATGTTAAGATTAATAAGATAGGTCAACTTGTCTCTACTTCTAATAACAAATTTTTACAAAAAGATAATTTGTACAAAGAAGACGATATCAGTTTAGCATATTATATCGCTTCTTATCTAAGAGAACGAAATTTAAATTTATCGACCTTTACTGATATCTTTAATAATCTAGATGTTAATTTAAGTCACCGACTAAGCGGGTTTGTTGATCCGCAACAACACCGATTTTTATTAGACAGCAAGAGTCCAAGATCTACCTCTTCAAATATATTTCTTCCTGTCGAAAATCAACAAATAATTTTTAATGTTAGTGCCCCTATTCAGACATTAACCTATAGCGGTGTATTAATTGAAAAGACAGATAAGGGTTATAGAATAAATGGATACGATGGCCTAGATCCTTATTTTAGATATCATAAAGCATTGCAATCAAATAATGATCCGTTGATAAGTGTGGGTGGGGTCAGTGAAGGATTCGTAGAATGGACAGAAGAGAAATTCTATGGTAATGGTGTAGTTGTTAGATACAATAATTCGTACTATAGAAGTTTAGAGAGTCATAACTCGGGAACGTCATTTGATAATAAAAAGTGGAAAAAATTGCCCGACTTACCTAAAACAGGGGCATCTACTGCGTTTAGAAGAAAATTATTTAATTCTAAGGTACAAAAATTAAGTTACGGAACTATCTTAACTTCTAATCAGCAGGTAGTTGATTTTCTTTTAGGATATGAATATTATCTAGAATCACAAGGTTTTTCTTTTGAAGATTATGACACAGATTTAAAAGCAGCCAAAAATTGGTCAACTTCGTGTAAAGAATTTTTATATTGGACACAACATAATTGGGCGCCTGGCGCCTTAATATCATTGAGTCCTAGTTCTCAAAATATCAGTTTAAAATTTTCAGTAGGAGTTCCTGAAAATTTATTAGACGGATTTTATGATTATAAAGTTTTTGGAAGTTCTGGAGGTATATTACCGCCGTCGGTTATTAACTTTAATAGGTCTTATCAATCTTTAACAGTCGATACGACAAATACCGAAGACGGAATATATTTGTTAAAAGTACATTTAGTTTTAAAAGAACATGTAGTTATATTCGATGATAGATCAGTTTTCAACGATGTTCTTTATGATAAAACTACTGGATATAGACAAGAAAGAATTAAAATAAGAGGATTTAGAACTGTTGATTGGGATGGCGATTATACTAGTCCTGGTTTTTTATATGATGCAGTTAATATTACTGATTGGCAACCATTTGTGGATTATCGATTAGGAGATGTTGTTTCTTATAAAGGAAAATTCTGGACCAGTCAAAAAAATCAAACTTCGGGATCAATTTTTGAGGACGAGTATTGGTTTATTTTAGATCAGATCCCGAACAAAGGTTTAATTCCTAACTTTGATTTTAAGATCAATCAATTTGACGATTTTTATAATTTAGATGCAGATGGCCTAACATCTAGCCAACGTGATCTAGGTAGACATGCCATAGGATATCAGTCTAGAGAATATTTGCAGAGTCTGGCCGAAGATGATGTTACACAATTTTCATTATATCAAGGATTTATACGAGAAAAGGGAACGGCATCTTCTGTTGTTAAAATCTTTGACAAGTTATCTAAAAATGATGATGACAGTATCGTTTTAAATGAAGAGTGGGCATTTAGAATTGGAACTTTTGGCGGATTAGATCAACAGTCTCAGATCGAGTTTGATATTAAAAAGACAGACCTTGAACTTAACCCACAACCGGTTGTAGTATTACCTTTAGATACAGGCCAAACATATGAAGATCAATATTTAAGATTATATCCTAGAGATTTCATTACGTCACCTAAGTCGTTCGATGTTAATATAATAAACACGAAAGATTACAGAGTACAAACACCGGGATACGTAAAACTTGATCACATAAATTATCAGGTAAAAAATAAAGATGAAATTCTTGGATACGATATATCTTTATTGAGGCAGAATGATTATTTCTATATTACATTTGATTCTCCCGATTGGGGTGTGTATAGATTTTATAAAGAACTTATGTTAGATGTAATTTCTGCAACAAAAACAAAGACAACAGTTACAATAACATTCGATAAACCTCATAACATAGAAGTAGGAGAAATAATTGGTATTGATTCTATTGTAAATTTAAAAGGTTTATTTAAAATTTCTACTGTGCAGTCTAGAACTCTTACTTTTGAAGATACTGTTAATTCTAAAGATCCAGAAGTTGATGATAGTTCTTTAGTAAGAATCTATCGTTTTGCACAATCAAGATTTGATCAAGTTTCAAGACTTGATTCGAAAACGGTTGCACTTTTACCTACTGGTTCCAAACTCTGGGTTGATCGAGATGAAGATAATAAATGGGGTGTTTTTCAAAAAAATAAAGTTTATGAAAATAAGGGTATAGCAGATTACGGAACTACCTTCCCTTTAGGAACAGGAAAATCGGTTATTTTTGCAGACGTCCTAGGACAAACTATTGCTAGTAGACCAGAACAAAACACCATTTTAATTTTTGTAGAAGGATCGTTAGGATTACACATTAAACAAGTTCTGGTTCCTAGCGAAACTCTGCAGTCATTGTATAATAATTCGTTTGGAGATTCATTAGCGGTCAGTCCCGATAACAAATGGTTAGCGGTAGGTGTTCCGATGGCTTCTGGAGTTAATAGCGGCTTTGTTGGTGAGTGGAATCCGAGAAATAGTTACAATCAAGGGAATATTGTTGTATACGGCGGTAAGTTATGGAAAGCCGTAAACAATATTACAGGAGACCCGTTCGAAAATGATTCTTCTATTAATATTGCCAGCCAGGATTGGGAACCGGCAGATATTATTACGTTCAACGAATCTATTACTACAGGTCGTCAATATAAGGAACAAGGTGCAGTAGCACTTTATAGATGGAATGGACAAGGTTGGGTTTTTAGCACAGTAATATTGTCCCCTAGACCAAACAGCAGCGAAAATTTTGGTCATTCTGTAGCGATGGCCAAAGATTTAAACAATAATTATTGGCTAACAGTATCTGCTCCTGGTTCTCAGCAAGGCAGAGGTCGTGTTTATATTATCAAATATGAAAATAATCAATGGAGATATCATGAAGATGAAGCATTCATGGGAATTTACGATCCTACCGGCAGTACCGCTTATCCCGAAGGCGCAGTAGTATGGTACGATAACAAACTGTGGAGAGCCAAAGGAGATAGTGCTACCGATGGAAGTACTATAGATATTAATCCTCAGCATTGGACAGAAATCGACCCCATTAGTACACAATCGTCATTGCCTACCAATGTTGCGTTAGAAGATGACGGATCAACATTAATAAATGGACTTTTAGGAGACCAAGACTACAAAGAATTAACCAAGCAAGGAGAAGGTTACGGATACAATATTACAATGAACAAGGATGGTAGTGTTCTGGTAGTAAGTGCGCCCGATGCTGACAATCAATACTTTGCTAGATTTAGAGGAGAATGGGATCCTAGAATTGAATATAAAGAAAGTGATGTTGTAAGATACAATAATTCATATTACAAACTCGTAGATGCCAGAGAAGATTCTAACGTAGCAGACTCATCTATTACTAGTAAAGGTCAAAATCCTGCTGGTTTGCCGTGGTTCAATATTGGAGATAGTACCGGTGTTCCCTGCGGTAAGGTTTACATTTATCTAAGAGATTCTAACAATAGATACATTTTAAAACAAACTATTGCAGCAGATAATATTAAGTCTATGTCGGCATTAGACGATTCCTCGATTAATCTAAACATTCAAACAGGAGATAAATTTGGTTATGCAGTTGATATAGATGCAGTCGGTAATAACATTGTTGTTGGTAGTCCATTCGCTGATTCGGATTATATTAATCAAGGATTGGTCTATGTGTTTAATTCAATAAGTCCTCAATCGAACGAATACAAATTAAAATCTAGATTAGAAGCATACGAACAGATTCATAATCTTGCATTCGGATCATCAATCAGTATTAGTGCTAATGCTGATAGAATCGTAGCAGGTGCTAGAAATTCTGGTTATAGTAAAACGACCCATTTTACAGACGGTGTTACATTTGATAAACGAACAACAACATTTAGCGAATCGTCTATTATCACCGGAATGGTTTATGTATACGAGAGAATCGCTGGAAAATATTATCTCGCTGAAAAATTGGAAGCAGACTTTTCTGAAGGTGAAAACTTTGGCGCAGCAGTAGACACTGGTACTAATGTCATTGTTGTAGCATCTCCTATGTATAGAAATTCACAGGGAGTTAGGATCGGGCAGGTTAGAACATTTAGAAAAAATACTAACGTTTCATCCCTACAGAGATTATCACAGCAAACACCTTTAACAGACATTAGTAGAATAAGAAATGTATCATTAATTGATACTGCTACTTCTAGAAAATTATCCGACGTTGAAATAATTGATTCTGCAAAATTAAAATTATTAGGTGTGGTAGAGAAAGAAATTAAATTCAAGACACCTTATGATCCTGCAGTTTATACAAACGGATCTGAATCTGTAGTGGTAGATCCGGATATTGCATGGTTTACCAAAAATGTAGGTACCTTGTGGTGGGATCTTTCTTCGGCTAAATGGAACTATTACGAACAAGGCGATATAGCCTATAGAGTTAACAGTTGGAATTCTTTAGCATACGGATCAAGTATTAACATATACGAATGGGTGGAAACTAAATTATTACCTAGCGAGTGGGCTGCTCTTGCAGATACAACTAACGGTCTTTCAGCAGGTATATCTGGTCAGCCTCTATATCCTAATGACGATGTTTACTCTATAAAAGTTTTAACAAACCCTGTAACAGGAAGAACTACCGATACCCTTTACTATTATTGGGTAAAATCTAGTACAATTATTCCTAATGATATTCCTGGTAGAACAATGTCTGCTGGTGAAGTCGCTAGTTTAATAGAGAATCCTAGTTTATTAGGTTCTCCTCTGATTAGTTTTATAGACACTGATAAATTTTTATTAACAAATTTTTATTCTCAAGTAAACAATTCCACGTTAACAATTAATATTCAGTATTATTCGGAAGATACAACTTCTAGTAATCTAGTTCATCAGGAATATCAATTGTTAACTGAAGGGGTTGCAGATAGTCTGCCTGCAACTAATCTAGAATCAAAATGGCTAGATAGTTTGGTAGGATTTGATCAACTAGGACAAACAGTCCCCGATCCAGACATTAATGAACGTAGGAAATATGGATTGTCGGTTAGACCTAGACAATCTATGTTTAAAGATAGATTACTTGCCTTAAAACAAGTTATTGAAAATATAAATTCTACTTTATTAAAATATCCTTTTTCAGATATTATTTCATTTGACAAACTAAACGATTTAGAATCTCCTCCGGACGATATTCTAAATGAATACGACTTAGTCGTAGAAACATTAGGACAGTTAGGACAATTAGAATCGACTCTAGGAGGATTTTTCCCTACTAGAATTAAAACGGCTGTTTTATCTGCTAATATTATCAATGGAGAAATAGATACCATTGATATTATAGATCCTGGTTTTGGATATCAAAAAACTCCGTTCATTACAATTGAAGGAGGTGGTCAGGGAGCAACAGCGGCAGTAGAAAAAGATTCTCAAGGTAGAATTATTAGAGCCACAGTTTTAACTAGAGGAAAAAAATACGATAATGCTACTGTGAAAATTAGAAACTTCAGTGTACTAGTACGTATAGATTCTACAGTAAACGGTTTCTGGAGTATCTATAGTTTTGATCAGGTAAGAAAGAAATTTTATAGAAGTAGAACACAATCATTCGACAATACAAAATATTGGAATTATACAGATTGGTGGAAGGAGGGATATTCTTCTTCTTCCAGAATAATTTTTGAGATTTCAGAATATTTTGAATTATCTTCCAAGGAGACAAGATTAGGTGATCTTGTTAAAATTAACGAATATGGAGTTGGGGGATGGGCTATATTAGAAAGGGTGCTAGATGGTTCTGGGGAAATTAACGGAAACTATACACTTGTAGGAAGAAACAACGGAACTATTCAATTATCTAGAACCCTGTATGATCAAACCGCAAATGCATTGGGTTATGACATCGTTTCTGCATTCGATGATTCCTTATATGACTCAAATCCTTCTGTAGAATTGAGAAATCTTTTACACATAGTAAGAGATATAATTTTTACAGGCGATTTAAGAGTTGAGTGGAACAAATTATTTTTCAGTTCGATTAGATACGTGTTAAGCGAACAACCAGCCGTTGATTGGGTGTTTAAAACTAGTTTTGTTAATGTCATACACAATGTCGGCGAATTGGTTAAGAAAATTACTTACAAAAGCGATAATTTATCTTCTTATCAAGATTATCTAAATGAAGTCAAACCATATAGAACTACATTAAGAGAGTATACAAGTAGATATATTAATCTTGAGTCTTCTGGTACTGAATTAAGTGACTTTGATTTGCCTCCCTATTATGATTCTCTTGAAGGAAAAATTTTACCTACACTTCCGAGTAACGAATTAGTTAACGATTATATTAGAAAATATTGGAGAGATAACAACGGATTTTCTATAAGTGAAATTCAAATTGCTTATGCTGGAGGTGATTATATATCCCCACCTAAGGTAGTAATTGAAGGTAACGGAACAGGAGCATCTGCTAAGGCTTATATTTCTAACGGAAAAGTTAGCGGAATACGGATGGTTAATGAAGGTACTGGATATACAAATATTCCTACAATTACCTTAGTGGGTGGAAATGGTTCGAGTACTAAAATTGCCAGGGCTGTGGCGATACTTGGAAATTCAAAAGTTAGAAATTTTGATGTAAGTGTGAAATTTGACAGACTAAACAAACTAGGTCTATATACAGAATTTAATAAAAGTGAAACAATTATACCGACAGGAAGAACATCTGTTTATAATTTAAAATTTGCTCCGACAAATAATAGGACTAAAGTTAAGGTATTTAAAAATGGACAACTACTTCCGTTTTCCGATTATAAAATTACGTTCTTTACCTTGCAAGATAATGGTTATACAGTTCTTAAAGGAAAGATATCTTTTGAATCATTACCTCTAGCAGAAGATATAATTACGGTCAATTACGATATAAATGATGTTTATTTAGATGCCGTTAATAGAATTAACAGATCTTATCTACCAAAAACAGGAATGTTAGGGGCAGAGTTAAATCAACTAATGACAGGCATTGATTTTGGCGGAGTTCAGGTTCAAGGAAATTTATTTGAAGTAACTGGTGGATGGGATGCATTACCTTGGTTTTCCGACGGTTGGGACAGTATAGAACCATCCGGAGACTTTTACGTAGTTGCAAGGGGAAGCACGACAGAGGTAACTTTACCTGATCCTCCTGCTCTCGGTAAAATGATCAGTGTCTACATAAAAAGAGTTAACACTGAAAAGTTCATTAGAATAGATGATCCGTATTTTGATCAAATGGGAGATTCTTCTAGAATAACAAATCCAAACGCATTAATGCCTTCGATCGTGGGCGACGGAAGCACAACTAGTTTTCAAATTCATGAATATCTTCATACTGATGACGGCGATGTTCTTATTTTCAGACCGTTTGAAAGTGATGGTTCGGTTATTATTAACGACCCGAATATTTTAGATACTGAACTTTCTGGCGGATCCTTCGAAAATTTTGGAGGGATGTTTACAAACGCTAATGGATTTACAGCAGAAGAGATATCTATAAATGGCGGACAATTTATAAGTCCCGAGCAGGTTCCGGCTCCTGAAGAAAACATTCCTGGCCAGGTGTTAGACAGTTTAAGCATAAAAGTTTATCAGGTCTCGCCTACAGGTGCGGCCATTATTAACGGAAATAGATTTGTTTCAGACGGAAGCACAGCAAGATACGATATCGGAGTGGAAGTATTTGATCCAACTTCAGTTTTTGTTTATGTAGATAACCAATTATATAATTATTCTCAAGATAGCACTATTGATTATACTATAGATTTTCAAACCAACCAAGTGCTTTTTGGGACAGTTCCGCCTGTAAATTCGTTTATTGAAATTATCGGTATAAGCAAGGGCGGTATTGCTATTCTTGGCTATGAAACGATAGTGTCAGATGGAGATTTAACTTATTACATCACTAAGGTAGACACTGATCAAGTTACAAATATTGTTACAACTATTGACGGTGTAGAGGAAGACTTAGGTTTTACTGATAGTGGAGTTATTGCCGAAGAATTATCTATAGATTTGAAACCAGGCAAAGCAGCAGTTAGATTTGCTGTTAAACCAATAATTGGTTCTCAGATAAAAATAATTATTTTAGGACAAGGTCTAGATACAGATAGTAGCGAAAAATCTTTAATAAGAGTTAATAATCAAAGATTCGTAATCGACGATTCTAGTAGAGAATTTGAAATTACAGGATTTACCAATCTTTCTAGAGGTTCTTCTGTTTCTTCTATGATTGCCGAACTTAACGGAGTTAAACTTAAAGGAACGGATACTTATGTTACGGTTTTCGATGGTACCAACAATGTAATTGTTGTAGGAACAGATCCCGAAGCAACAGTTACATCGGTAGATATACAGGTATTTTTAAATGGCGAAAAGCAACCTTTCGTTACTGCCTATATCTATAATGGAGCGACAAAACAAGTAACAGTAAGAGAAGATATTCTAAAAATAAACGATGTTATTAAAGTTGAAGTAACTAATCAAGCCCAATTTTCAGTCGATAACAATAAACTAACTTTGGTTCCAGAAGTTGAAATTACTCGAGGTGATATATTAACATTAACATGGTTCTCCGAATACCCGTCATTAGATATTATTTCGGACGGTTATCGTGGCGGACAAAATGAATTTCATCTAAAAAGAAAAGCGATAGGTATTGATTATCTTTGGGTTTATTTTAACGGTAGACGATTAATGCGAGGTAAAGATTATACCTATATTTCTTCAAGAAATACAGTTAAACTAAATTTCTTAACCAATATTAACGATTTTATTGAAATTCTAGAATTTGGTAATAGTTTATATAAAGATCCTCGATGTTATGAAATATTCAAAGATATGACAAATAGATATCTTTACAAGAGGCATTGTGGAAATATAAATGTTCTCGCTGCTGATTTGAATTACTATGACACTTCAATTACTATATCAAATCCAGAGTTAGTAGATGACCCAATCGCATTAAAAAATATTCCCGGTGTTATCAAAATCGGCAACGAAAGAATTGAATACATGTCTAAAAATGGAAATATTCTAAGCGGACTACGCAGAGGATCATATGGTACGCCTATTAATAATCTAAATTTAGCAGGAACAAAAATAATAAACGTAGGAATTTCGGAAACTGTTCCTTATTCAGATACTCAAGAAACAGTCGACTTTTTGTTTGATGGCTCTACAAGAGTGATCGGACCAATAGGATATGTACCTGCATTGTCTACAAGAACGTGGGAATATAATGCTAATTCGTCTATCCCATCGGGATACGGCCCCTGCGATACAATTGAAGTTTTTGTTGCAGGACGCAGACTACGTAAAGATCCAATTAGAATTTACAACGAATTTTTAGGTCCACAATCTCAATCAAACAACGAACTGCTAGATGCAGAATTTTCAGTTGATGGCGTTACAGAGTATATAAGATTAACAGATGTTGAAAATCTTCCAGCAGGAACCAAGATTGTTGTTGTAAGAAAAATAGGAAAAATTTGGTATGATAGAGGAGAAACCACTGCTGCTACAGGGTATTCGCTGTTATCTAACAGTACTCCGATGGCTCTTTTCTTAGATAAAAAGCCTACAGAATTACCAGAATAAATACACGTATGGAGAATAAAGAGTCTAAAATGCCCGAAAATACACAGAATGAAAAGCCAGTAGAAACCAAACCTAACGAAAATGGCGGTTTCCACATTGAGGGTCACATTAAAATTTATGACCCAAAAACCAATGAAGTTTTTATAGATAAGCGAAATGCTATACATTACGAAAACATTAGTATAGCCTTGGTAAACTCTTTATCTAATCAAGGTCAAGGAACAATTTATCAAATGGTATTTGGTACCGGCGGCACGGTAGTTGATCCAACTGGTCTTATATCATACTTAACGCCTAACACAGTGGGAACTAATAGTAATTTATATAATCAAACTTATGCGAAAATTGTAGATCAAAATGCCGCCGAGAATACAGATCCTATTAGAAATAAAATGGAAATACGACATATTAGCGGAGCAACATATTCTGATATTATTGTATCTTGTCTATTAGATTACGGTGAACCGGACGGACAAGAAGCATTTGATAATAGTCAGACCATGGAAGGGGATTTTATTTTTGATGAATTAGGACTTAGAAGTTATAGCCCAGACGGTACTGGTAAACTACTCACTCACGTTGTTTTTCATCCTGTACAAAAAAGTCTTAATAGATTATTGCAGATAGATTATACTATCAGAGTGCAAAGTTTAACTAGTTTTAGCGAGGTATAACGATGGCCTATAATGTAAATTACAGCGACGTTGATACCAAGACTCCGATTCGAGTTGAAGATAATACTCGAAATGTTGATACAAGTTTAGTTTTTCCTGGTAGAAATTCAACCGACTACGGAAGAATAGTTGCAGAAAATTTCCTACATCTTTTAGAAAATTTTGCCAGTCCGACTGCACCGGTTAATCCTGTCGAAGGACAATTATGGTATGATAGTTCGACCGGTACATTAAAGATTTATGATAACGTAAGTTGGAAAGCAGCATCTCAAATTCAAAAATCACCAACTGCACCATCAGTTAGTTCAGATAAAGTTGGCGAGATATGGGTAGATACAGTTAAACAACAATTATATGTTTGGTCGGGGGCCGCATGGGTTTTAGTTGGACCAGAATTCAGTACTGAAAGTGGTTTAAGAACTGGTACAGTAATAGAAACACTTAATGATTCTGATAATAATCCTAGAAGGGTTGTAAAACTATTAGTTGAAGATGTACCTGTAGCGATTGTTAGTAAAGATTCTTTTACACCTAAAACTACTATTCCTGGTTTCGATTTAATACGCTCAGGTGTTAATATCAGTCAGCCAAACGATGCTACAGAACTTGCTGCGTTTGCCGGCGCAACTCCGGTGGTAAATGGTATCGCATCTAGTGCAGACGGTCTTAGTGTTAATACAGAATTCGTTCCTTCGACGAAATTTCTTAGAACAGATACAGCAAACACAACTGAGTTTGGTTTAACTATTAGAAATAATGCTGGATTAGTTTTAGGTGCAGACAGTCAATTTAAAATTACTAATACAGCAACTGCCGCAAAAATCTATAATGGTACAGATGGTAGTTCTCTCGATCTTGATGTAAAAAGAGATGGGGCTCAGTATACTACAGTTAGAATTATCGGCGATAAAGTTGGCATAAACGTAGAAAGTCCTCAGTATCAGTTAGATGTTGATGGAACAATTAAAACTACGGCTAACATTATTATTGCAGGAACTGATCCAGCAGTAAATTTTGATGCCGGTTCATTTAGAACTGCTGGCGGTGCAGCCATCGGTAAAAATTTATTAGTTGGAACCGAATTACAGGTAAACGGTACAATTTCGACGAAAGATGTTGCACCGGCAACAACATTAGTTAATAATCTCGGATCATCTACTAAAAAATATAAAGAAATATACGTTGAAACTGTAAGAGCAGATTTTTTAAAAGGAGTACTTGACGGTGATATTGCTGGAAATGCTAGGACTGCAACAAATCTTCGTCAAATATCGTCTTTTCAAATATTAGGCGACGTCGAATCTAATATTCTTACTTTTGACGGTGCAGTAGGCGGTTATACAAAACAGTTCACTACACAATTAACTTCTGAAATTATCAATAATAAACCAGAGCCGTTTCCTAATGTATCGACTGAGGACGATTTTGTTTTAACGTTCAGAGAAGGTACAGGTTTATTAAAACAATCTAGAGATGTATTTGTATATGATTTAGCCGTGCCCATTGGAGCCATAATGCCTTATGCGGGTATAAACGTTCCTGCAGGATATCTATTATGTGACGGTTCGGAAGTAGAAAAAGCAAAATTTAGCAAATTATTTGACGTCATCGGGAATACTTACGGAACTCCTACTAGAGGTGTTAACACATTTGTTTTACCAGACCTGAGAGGTAGATTTCCGTTAGGCAAAGACGCTATGGATAACGGACAGACAGTTCCTACAAGTTCAGGTAGGCCAGTCGATTCGGGGGGTGGCGCAGCAGGTCGTGTTCCTGGATCTGGTGCTGCCAACTTAGGCGGAGCCGGAGGATCTCCAGATACAGTTTTAAGTTTAGGTAATTTGCCTGAACATGAACATACACTAAGACCACCTAACAGTGATAGACAATTTAATGTTGTAAGGGTTGATCCGACAGTGGTAGTAGGAACAGCACCAGGACCTGGATTAGGACCAACGGCACCAGGGCAAGCACAATACTTGAACAGTTCTGGTGGGATCAAGGCATCGGTGTCTCTAGCACAGCCCGTAGCCACATTAAATCCTTATCTTACTTTAAATTATATTATTCGAAGCGGCCCAGCGGCATTCTAATGGAATAAAAAATGGCATATATTGTAAACAAAACAGACGGATCAGTAGTTGCTACAGTGGCAGATGGACAGGTTGATAATTTATCAACTGATCTTGTGTTAATTGGAAAAAACTATAGTGGCTTCGGAGAATTTCTAAACGAGAATTTTATCAAATTACTAGAAAATTTTTCTAGTAGTTCAGAACCACCTAATCCTATTAAAGGTCAAATATGGTTCGATGCTAACGAAAATAAGTTAAAGGTATATTCGGGAACACAATTTCAACCAGTTAGTTCAGCAACAATATCTAGCACACAACCAGCCAATCTAGGTGTCGGGGATTTATGGTTTAACGATGTTGATAGACAACTTTATTTTTGTTTTGACAGTAGTGGAAGTGTATTGTTGCTCGGGCCAGCCTACTCATTTACACAAGGCAAAAGTGGTCTAGAAGTAATAGATATTTTAGATAATCAAAACCAACAACGAGTAATTACAAAATTTTGGAATAACGGATTGTTACTAGGATTATTTTCTTCAGCGGCGTTCCAGATTAAATTACCTATGATAGGATTCGGTCCTGCAGGTAAAGCAGTTATCCCAGGATTTAATCAGGGAGAACTTTTAGGTTTAAAATTTGATGTCACCACTACTAATTCTGAAAACTTAGGTAATGAGCCTGCATCTGTCTATCTAAAACGAAATACAGATAATATTATTAACGGTCAATTAACAATTACATCTAATAACGGTTTATTAGTGGGCGATAGCCAGCAGGCACAGATTGTTGTTGTTGATGGAAATGTTCAGTTTCAAAACGATGCAGAAAATAGAAATATTACAATTAAGGTAAAACGCGGTGCAGCAGTTGATGATGTTATAGCCGTATCGACCGCTGATCAAACTTTGGGATTGTATGCTAATAACCCTGCCAGTTCTACAATAATTGGTGGAAATGTTACTATTGGCGGCGATCTAACAGTTAATGGTGACGTGACAACAGTTAATACAAGTATTCTAGTAGTCGAAGATAAAAATATTGTTCTAGCCAATCTAGGAGATTCATCTTCAAACAATGATGCATATGCAAATGGTGGAGGATTGATATTAAAAGGAGCCTCTGACCACGAGTTAGTTTGGAGTCAAGCAGAAGCAGCGTGGATTAGTACTGAACATTTGGTGCTGGAATCAGGAAAAGGGTATAGGGTTAAAGATCCGTTTGGAGTAGTAAGAGAAGTACTTACCTGGAATAGTCTGGGACCGAGTATTACTAGTATTCCGGGCGTTACATCTTTTGGTACGCAGACAACATTGACTATCGGTCCTGAATTGCCTCCGGGATCAGGAAATCCTCCTACACCTTATTTGAGATTACAAAACAATCGCATTTCTACTTTAATTGCAAACCAAGATTTAGAATTAGAACCAAACGGAAGTGGAAATGTTGTATTAATCGGCAGTCCTAGAATTACAGGATTGCAAGATCCGTTCTCGGCACAAGATGCAGCAACTAAAGAATACGTAGATGAAATTGTAGAAACTCGAAGTTTAGTTTTTAGTCTTGATGTATCCGATGCTATTTCAAATGCAGGCATTGCAGGATGGTTAACTTTAGTGGCACCCCCTGCCGAATTTAGAAACGGAACAAATGCAAGAATTTTATGTACTTCTATTTCTAACAGTACATCTACACTTAACATTAATACCTACTTAACTACCTCGAGTACAGAATTTATTACTCCAGATGCCCCAGCATCTTTAGTTCCTGGAGGCACAGCGTTCGGTGTTAATAACGTGGCATTTACAACTGCTACTATACCTGCTCCTGGAATATCTGTGTTTAGGGTAGTAAAATTATATAGACTAGTAGCAGGTGCCTGGACGTTTATATCATAATTAGGAGCAAGAATGTCATACGTAATTAACAGATACAGTGGTACACAACTTACAACAGTAGACGACGCTACCTTAGATACTTCTACTAGTATAACTCTAGTAGGTAGGAATTATACAGGTTATGGTGAAGTACAGAATGAAAATTTTTTGTTTTTATTAGAAAACTTTTCTAACAGAATTGCCCCTTCACGTCCTATATCTGGTCAGTTGTGGTTCGATACGGCCAATAATAGATTAAATGTTTACAATGGAGATGCATGGAGATCGGCCGCTTCTGCCGATGTATCAGACCTTCCGCCAGCACCTAATCCTGGAGCACTGTGGTTAGATACTACCACTGAACAATTATACGTATTCAATAGCGGGTGGAAATTAATAGGACCGGAATCTATACCCGGATTTGGTACTACAAAATTTAAAAGTGTAAAATTAAAAGATTCTCTAAACATTGAAAGACCTGTTATTTTATTAACCATCGACGAAGTTGTCTATGGTGTAATTACCGATAGTGCTTTTGTTATTTCATCTACAACGCCGGTTGCGGGGTTTTCAACACTTATTCGAGGTATAAATTTACTAACTGGTTTTAGAATTAAAGGCGATATAAACGGTAATTCGGATACAGCCAGTTCGTTACAAACAGCAAGAAACATTAATGGAGTTCCATTTGACGGAACTATTAATATTACGGTTAAGTCTTCTACAACAGAATCGTTAGTAGCAGGTGATTATTTAATTGGTAGCGATTTTGATGGTGGTGCTGAAACTACTTGGGAAGTTAATGCCAGTAGTAGTAATATTATAGGCACAGTAGTGGCTAGAGATTCAGCAGGAGATTTTTCTGCAGGGTCAATAACTGCTGATAATTTTGTAGGAAATCTAGCAGGTAATGTTTCTACGAACATAGGTACAAGTACATTTAACATAATCGAAGCCCAAGAAGTTAGAGGTCCAAGATTAGTTGGTAACGCTACTTCTGCTTCTAGATTAGAGGTAGCAAGATTAATCAACGGTATAGAATTTAACGGTACTCAAGACGTTACTGTTCCGGCAGAGGCATCAACGTTAACTGGATTTAGATTAGCAAATAATGTTCTAGAATCAAGCCTTACTTCTGTAGGCACATTAAATTCTTTAACAGTAGCCGATGCTGGTATTAATATATCTTCATCTGCACTTAAAATATATAAAAATTCTACACAAAATTTACCGTTAATTGAAACAGAAAATTCTAATGGGATAAATTTTAGAGTCAAGGATACCTCAGTAGCCTCACAAAAAACTACAGTATTCTTTGTAGGGGGTGATCAGGCATTAAGTTTAGGTGCAGCCGGCACTGCTTTGATCGCTCCTGAATCGAATGCCGGTGTTGATTTAGGTTATAACGACAAAAGATTTAATAGATATTTTGGTAATGTTGTAAATGCTCCTTCAATTTATACACAGAGTATAATTTCTACAGCCGGAAACAATGCGGTTGCTGTTACCGGAGATTTAACAGTTTCCGGAAATCTTACTATAAATGGAACAGTGACTACAGTAAATTCAATTGATGTATCTATCGACGATTTGACATTTACTATCGCGGCCGATACTACCAATCAAGTACTAGCAGACGGGGCAGGAGTTATTATTAATGGAGCCAACGCGAGATTTCTTTATAGTGCATCCGGTGATAAAATGACACTGAATAAGCCTTTAGATATGGGCGCCAATAATGTTTATACTACAGGATTATTTTCAGGCACAGCCACTAAGGCACAGTATGCTGATTTAGCAGAAAATTATCAAGCAGATAATGCTTATGAGCCCGGTACAGTATTAGAGTTTGGTGGAAAATTTGAAGTTACTCTAGCAGAAGATGAAACACGTAGAGTAGCAGGCGTAGTATCGACTAGACCTGCTCATTTAATGAACGGTGCTTTGGTAGGAGAAAATGTTGTTGCACTAGCACTACAAGGTAGGGTTCCTTGTAAAGTAAGAGGAAAAATACGAAAGGGAGACATGCTAGTTAGTGGTGGTAACGGCTACGCAAGACCTACAATGGATCCTAGAATTGGAACAATTATCGGGAAAGCATTGGAAGATTTTGACGGCATCGAGGGTATTATCGAAGTAGTAGTGGGAAGACTGTAAAATAAATACATTGATAATTTGGAGCAGATAAATGGCATATGAAGTAAACAGGTTTAACGGTACATTTTTAACATCTGTATCTGATGGAACCATCGATAATACCACAGATCTTAGGTTCATTGGTAAGAACTATGCTGGCTACGGCGAAATACAAAATGAGAATTTTTTACATCTTTTAGAAAATTTCTCAAATACTACAGCACCTCCTAAACCAGTTACCGGACAGATTTGGTATGATTCGACTCTAAAAAAATTAAAATTTTACGACGGATCTAAATTTAAAAGCGCCAGCGGTGCTGAAGTTAGTACATCTGCTCCAACAGGCTTAGCAGCAGGGGATTTTTGGTTTGATCAAAATGCTCAACAATTATATACATGGACAGGATCTGAGTTTGTTTTAATCGGGCCAGCAGCGGCACCAGAATTTGGTAACAGTTCAGCCGTGGGATCAGTAGTTCAAGATACTAATGGAACTCCTCACAGCATCGTTAAACTAATTGCCGCTGATGTTGTAACGGCTATCATAAACAGTGATGATCAATTTACCTTAGGTTCGTCTAGTGCTATTCCGGGATTTACGGTTATTAAAAGAGGTGTTACTCTAGTAAACACGGATCAAATCACTGGTGTGACATCACCGGGAACCGGATTTTTGTATTGGGGAACAGCATCGAATGCTCTTAAATTAGGCGGACAAGATGCATCAGAATACCTAACAAAATCAAATACATCGTTTACAGGTTCGGTGACTTTTCCGGATGCAGGTTTTAGATTAGGGCAAGATTTAGATCTACACATATTTGTTGAAACAAGAGATTCGAATCAGGTTGACCTGTTACGGGACGAAGATCAATTAGTTATCAGTCAAACTAGTAGAGATCAACCAATCGTTTTCAGAGTACAGGTAAACGACACAACAAAAACTAACGTAGCCAAAATTAGAACTACCGGAATTAATCCAGGAGTGAATTCATTTTATACTTTAGGAACTTCTACCTATAAATGGTTGAATGTTTATGCAGATTCGTTTACTGGGGATGTTGTTGCAACTAATGTAGCAGCAACTAATATTACGATTGCAAATGCATTAGGAGGTTTAAAAGGCAACCTTAAAGCCAATGATGACACCATTGCGTTTGACAAGTCTAATAAAACATTTTTTGGTACTATAGGTTCGACAAGTAATAGATCATTAGTTTATGGAGACCTTATAGGTGATGTAACCGGTTCTGCAACAACAGCATCTAAATTGGGATCTTACTCTCCGAGTATTGTAACCGGCGCAGAAACTGTAGCGGTTAGAGATAATGCAGGCGCTATTACAGCATCAGCATTTTTAGGTACAGCATCGAAGGCTGATAGATTAAAAATTGACAATGCAGCAACAGATACTGATCCTAATTATAAAAGTGCTAAAACAACAGCATCGGCAAATAGTATAGTAGCAAGGACAGCAGATGCGGATATATTTGCAAGAATTTTTGATGGTACCGCTACTGCTGCAAGGTATGCCGATCTAGCAGAAAAATATCTAACAGATAAAGAATACGAAGTAGGTACAGTAGTATCTGTTTGTGAGCACGGGGAACATGAAGTTGAAGCCTCACAATGGGGACAACGTGCTATTGGTGTTGTAAGTGCTAATCCTGCTTTTATGATGAATAGTGAATTAGAAGGTGGTACATATATTGCACTAAAAGGTAGAGTACCAGTTAAAGTAATCGGAGCAATCAAAAAAGGCCAAAGACTTATTGCCGGTAATGACGGATGTGCAGTAGCAGCAGTCCCTCATTCTAACGATATATTTGCTATCGCATTAGAATCTAATGATGATATAGGCATAAAATTAATTGAAGCAATTGTATTATAAGGATTTAACATGGCCAATATAGGCGAAACGATTCTAGCAACCGATTATAATGCAATCAGAAATAAAATTATAGACGTCATGGGCGCCGGATCGGCTAGTTACGGTTACGGACAAAATATCATAAGTTCTCCAGTATCAAATGTTCAAACAGTTACAAAAAATCAGTGGGATAATTTACGATTCGATATTATCAATGCCAGGGTACACCAGACTGGCGAATTACCAACAGTCGTACAAGTTTCAAATACTGACCCTATAAGATACAGTGCCGGTAGTCCTAATTATCAATATGACATATTAGCAGAAACTGCAAGATCTGAAAGATTTAATGTAGGTACAGGACAGTTTACACTAACACCTGGTACTTCGCAAACGACATCATCTTCTTGGGGGTCTTCTCAAACGGTTACAGTCACTATAACTTTTAGTACTGCTCAACAAGCAAGATATTTTTTTAACAGCGGTGGAAAAATTAGATTTTCGAGTACTAGAACCGGCGGATCACTTACACAACAGAATCAAGCATGGACAAACTTATTAAGTAGTGCCGGAGCATCAGATTTTGGAGGCATAACTCCAAGTGTTGCTTTTTATAATTTAACTAGTTCCCCGCAGACATGTTTTACTTATTCGGCAACGTCGCCGTATTCCGCCAACACATATAGAATAAATGCATATTGTAATGTGGCAAATAATTCTGGAGGAACTGCTACGCAGGTATTTTTTGTTGTAAGTTATACAGATGCCTATGTGGATCTAAATCCTTCTACCCCTCCGGGAGATAACGTAGACGGAACCTTGACGTTGACAGTTGAACAGATTAAAGCAGCAGGTAATCTTTTGCCGACAGGTACGTTTGCTATAACAGCACCTACCTATTCGATTACTGCTTTTAGCGGGTCTTGAGGTGATACATGCCTGTTAATGATTTAATAAGAGTTCCAGATTATAATTCCATAAGAACAACTATATCGAATGTTATGGGAACCGGCTCCGCTAATTTAGGTTACGGACAAAACTTACAATCTAATAGCGTTGCTGTAGGGGATTATGTAACGAAACCTCAGTGGGATAATCTAAGATATGATATCGTAAATGCTCTAGTGCATCAAACAGGATCTGTGCCTACAATTTATGAACCTGCGGTAGGTGAACTATTAAAGTACTCTAGCAACCTACCTAACTTCCAGTATAATACGTTAGCAAATCAAGCAAATACAAATAGATTTGACATTGGTGCAGGACAATATGCTGTCGAACCTAAGGGCACACGCACACAGTCTGTGAGTTTTTCTAGCAATATGAATGCTACAATTACAGTTACATTTTCAACCGCCGACCAAGCAAGATTTTTCTTTAACAGCGGCGGCAAAATTAGATTTTCATCATCGTTTGTTGACAGTCTCGGAACCAGTCAAAGTTCAAGTTGGGCTACTATTCTAGCAAATCTTGGCACAATTAGTTTTGGAGGTAATACTCCAGCGGTAAACTTTTACACTTTAACAAATTCTCCGCAGACATTTTACGAACAAGGTGTTTCGGGATCATATTCTATGAATACTTGGAGGTTACAGGCATTTTCTAATGTAGCCAATAACTCGTTAGGGACGGCAACTACACTTACATTTTATTCTTATTGGGTTGATTCTTATACAGATCCAGGATTGCCACCACCGGGAGACCTTGTACAGGGGTCTTTAACACTAAATGTGAGTCAGTTGAGAGCGACCGGAGCATTATATCCTTCATTGGTGGCCAATTCATTTAACATTGCTGGGCCATCAAGTTATACAATAACTCCATTTCTAGGTACTTAAGGAATGAAAAGATGGCATCGTCCGATTTAATTAGGGTTCCGGATTATAATGATATCCGAGATTCGATATCCGAAGTTGTAGCAAACGGCTCAGGAACCTATGGTTACGGACAAGCATTAAATGCCACAGCAGTAGCCGTAGGAAATTTTGTAACAAAGGCACAATGGGATGCATTAAGATATGATATTATTAATGCGTTATTGCATCAAACAGGAACAGTTCCTAGTATTGCGGCACCGGCGATAGGCGACGAAATCACCTATGGGGATCAACACCCTAATAAACAGTATGCAGATCTTGTTGCTGTAGCAAGAAATAAACGATATGAAATAGGATCAAATCAATATTCTATTGAAACCTTAGCATCAAGAACCCAAGACGTTGTGTTCAATGTTACACTACAAACAACAGTGACAGTATCGTTCACTGATGCAAATAGGGCAAGATGGTTTTTTAATAGTGGCGGACAAATAAGATTAAATTCAAGTTTTGAAGATGTCTTAGGCACAGATCAAAGTTATTCATGGACAGTTCTAACTTCAAACACAGGAACTCCAGCATTCGGTGCAGCAACTTCTCCTATAGGATTTTATTCTTTAACTGATCAAAATCAGATTTTTTTCACGTATAATATAGGTGGAATTTATAATCAGAATGCTTGGAGAATTTTAGTAAGATCTGACGTTGCAGACAATTCTAATGCCGGAGCAACACAGATAATTTTTACCATTCAATGGATAGACAGTTATTCGGATCTAATGGATGTAGGACCCGGAGATCAAGTTTCCGGTAGAATGACATTAAATGTTTCGATGTTGAAACCTACAGGAATCTTATATCCTGGACAGGCACCTGCCTCGTTTACAGTGTTGCCGCCGTCATCGGCGGTTATATCGTCGTTCCAATCTAATTTGAGTTTACCCTTACCGGTAATTAGATCATTTTATGCTATTCCAAATCCCTCTAATTTTGGAAGTGCGGCAACATTGGAATGGAGAACTAGAAATTCAATTTATACATGGATCGAAGGTATAGGTTCAGTGCCTAATTCAGGACCTTTCAGTAGCCAAGGCGGTCAAATATCAGTATCTGAACCGTTTACTAAGACATTCGTTTTACATGCATCTAATCAATTAGGAGAAGTAACGTCATCAAGAATGATGGTCATAAATCCTTCAGCGGTCCCAAGGTATGTGTTGAGCGTTTCCCCTCAAGATTATGTTAACGAAGGCCAATCGGTTACATTTACTTTAAGAACTGAAAATGTTTCTAATGGAACTAATGTCTATTATACTCTAAGCGGAGTATCGAGTGCAGATATTAGCGGTCAACCTTTGTCGGGATATTTTACAGTTAACAGTAATACTGCTTCTGTAACCTACAACATCGCTGCTGATTTAACCACGGAACCTAGAGAAACATTCACTATGACACTTAATGGAGGTTTAGGTCTTCCGGTTAGTATTAGAATAAATGATACTTCTCAAACACCAATAGTTGTTCCTAGTCCTACTGTTATAGTAACACCTAATATTGCTAGTGTGATAGCAGGTAATCCTATAGTTTTCACTATAGCCACTACTAATTCGACACTGGTATATTCTAATGGTTTAAATTTATCAAGTATTGCAACTACTAAAAATGTAAGTAGTGTCATACCTATTGGCGAAGTTATTGAAAGACCACCAACAGCCGGATCATATCTTTATGTCGTAACTGCTATTGGACCGGGAGGATCAACTACAGCCACCGCTAGTTTCATTGTTACCGCAGCCCCAGTAGTTATACCACCTACTCCGCCAGTGGTTACACCTCCACCTCCACCTCCACCGAGGGTAGCACAAAAAGTAAATGTAACTCTAACATCTCTAGGAACATATAGGTTTAGTTTTTCGGGAAGTTCGTGGGTTGATCCAACGTGGACAGTACCTAGCGGTGTAACTTCAGTGTCATACACTTTGATAGGTGCAGGCGCCGGCGGTTCAACCGGCAGTCAAGGAGATGGAGTCTTGTTTCGCAATAGATCAGGCGGCGGTGGAGGAGGATCTGGTGGTAAAATAACCGGAACAATGACAGTGACCCCAGGTTCGCAAATAAAATATAGATGTGGAAGGGGAGGTTTAGGTGCCATATCTGTAGGTCCAGGAGGACTGCAGGGACTCTCCGGAGGCGCAACTTATTTTAACAGCGTAAGTGTTCCAGGGGGATTGCCTGCTTCGGCCGGTGTAGCAAGTAACCACTTTAATATAGGAGGTCTTTCGGGACCGGGCGGCAGTAATGGCGCTAATGGAGCAACACCACCATCCGGCCTAAGTTTTCCGTATCCACAATCGGGCGGTAACGGTGGTGGTGTTGCTGGATATAGTACAGGCGGCGCCGGCGGAACCCCTGCTGTGAATTTTAGTTATTCATCAAGGTCTATACCTAATTCAAGAAGTGTGACATATCCTGCATGGAACTCGTCCATGAATGAACATGCGGTATGGGACAATAATTTAGCAGCAGGATCTTATACGCGAACTGTTAATATTACATTTCCTTTTACAGGACGATATACATTTAGTATGCAGGTAGATAACAGCGGTTATATCCAATTAAATGGTACGACAATATTATCAACATCGAATAATTTTGCAGGAGCAGCAGTTAGTATTACTGTTGATGTAAATCAAGGTATAAATTCTGTAACATTAGTCGGTGCTAATTCGGGACCTTATAATTCCGGAAATCCGGCCGGAGTTGCTATGCTTATTAGCGGCACAGGATCTCCTAACAACACGAGCGAGAACGGAAAAGACGGAAGTGGACCTGGTGGTGGCGGCGGCGGCGGTGTTGGTGGAAAAATCGGTACACCCCAAGGATCTGGCGGTAACGGTGCTAATGGAATAATATATCTCGAATATACCATTTTAGTTTAACTCACTTATTTCATGAACCTCTAAACCAGTATATAAATAAACTGGTAGTTTAATGGAGGTTTTATGGATACTTTACTAAAACAAGCACTCGACTTTTCAAATTATAAACAGTCCCTGGCTATTCAACGGAAAGCCTTGAAAGAAAAAATTGATGCCCGTCTTACTTTCGGACACAATGGCGGTATTTTCAAAATCGATCGAAATTTAATTTCGTTTGTTCAATTCTTAATCGGACAAGATCGGGTCAATGACGTTGTATTATTAGACAGTAATGAAAACCCAATCCTTGTCTCAGATCTTGCAGCATTTAGAGATGAAATATTAGATAGATACTTTACTTCAACTAACGAGTATTATCAAGAATACGAAAAAATTCGTAGGAGTAGATCTGTTGAGAAATTGGTGGATCTATGAAAAAAGGTGTTCTGTTATTCGCCCATAATAACAGAGAAGTTGATTATGCTCTGTTATCAATCATTTCTGGCGGACTAGCCAAAAAATATCTCAATGTTCCGGTATCTTTAGTTACTGACACGGAAACAAAAGAGTGGATGAAAACTTCTGGTGTGCTAGAAAAAGCCGAACAAGTTTTTGACAAAATTATTTTAACAAAAAGAATAGACAATAACAATCTTAGAAAATTGAACGACGGAAGTCAGTCTAAATTAATTCCTTTTCTTAATGCAACTAGATATCAAGCGTATGATCTAACACCGTACGATAGAACGTTATTAATTGATTCCGATTTTTTAATATTCTCTGACAGATTATCAGAGTATTGGGATCATCGAGCAAGTGTTTTAATAGGACATTCTGTCAATGATATAGTAGGTGATAGAATAGGATATCTTGATAAAACAGTATCTGAAACGGGTCCGCACCTTTATTGGGCTACTACTGTGATGTTCAGTAAAGATAAAGAAGCAGAAACGTTTTTTAAATTATTAGAAACAATTTCAAACGAATACGAAGTTTTTGGTGATCTTTATAGGTTCAACATAAAGCAATTCAGGAATGATATTGTTTTCAGTGTTGCTAAACACATCATGGATGGATTTAATATTGACGATTGCGACAGTTTACCTCCATTATTAACAGTTCAAGATCGTGATATGCTTATAAAGGTCACCAACTCTAAACTACATTTTTTAATTAATAACTCGCAGGCACCCGACACATATTTTGTAAGTTCAATTAAAGATATCGATGTACATGTTATGAATAAACAAAGTATTGTTAGACATAGCAAAGAGTTAATGGAGTTGATATGACATTTGGATATCTTATAGTTGTAGCCAAAAATAATGATGTAGATTATCATAAGATGGCATATTCGTTGGCTATGAGTATTAAAAATACTCAAAAATGGGGATTTAATAATGTTGCACTAGTAACTGATGATCCGGATGATCTATCTAGATTTAAATCTACTTGGGTTTTTGATAAAATTATTCCTTACAATGAACAGAAGGGATGGAACGGTCGGTCTTATATGGATCAACTGACTCCTTGGGATTACACGATATGCTTAGATGCAGACATGTTATTTTTTAGAGATATGAGTCATTGCGTAGAGTTTTTTATTGAAAACACAGAGTTATATGTTGCCAACAATTCTTGGACCTATCGCAGTGAGCAAGTAAACAATGATTTTTATAGAAAAGCATTTTCTAAAAACGAATTACCAAACTTATATTCATTTTTTACTTTCTTTAAATCGGATTCCATGCTGTCAAAAGAATTTTTTACGTTAGGTCGTTATATAATTGAAAATCCCAAAGAATTTTCAAATTCTTTTTTATCTAAAATGAAGCCTAAAATTATGGGTACTGACGAAGCATTTGCTCTATCAGCAAAAATTTTAGATATATCTGACCAAATAGCCTTTCCTTTAGAATTTCCTAAAGTAGTTCATATGAAAGGTATGATTCAAAACTGGCCCTGGCCATCAGATGATTGGTCAGACCATGTTGGCTTTTATTTTAATTCTAGTAACGAATTAAAGATATCTAATTTTAAACAATATGATATAGTGCATTATGTAAAAAAAGATATCATCACAGATGAAATTATAAGTTTACAAGAGGAAGTGCTATGGCAGAAATAGACTTTGATGAATGGATTAAAAGTTTTAAGCAAGAACCTATAAAATATTTTGCGCTATTTGATCCTGTTAACGGATCTATTTCTGGTGTATATCCTAATACAGCATTGCCTAACTCTAGAACACTTGTTGAATTAGACGACGAAACTGCTAGTCTTATTCATGAAGGTAAAATTCAATTACAAAATTGTTTTGTAGATCTCGATTCGGGAAAATTTGAAATTGCCGAATTGAAAGTTCTCAATAAAATTGATGATTTATTACATAGAATCGTAGAAAAGAAATGGTCCTCGATTGATAAAGAAGATGTTTATGTAAAATATCTAACGACATCTAGATCCTTAAGATTTGAATTAACAGATAGATTAGGCGGGACTAGAAAATCGGGCTCTCAAAGTAAAAGGAAACTTCATTGGGATGGATCCACAACTATGACGTTTCTAATTACAGATTATAATGATCCTAATGTAGTTTTTGAAGTTATTAAATTTAAAATTGATGACATTGTTGGTAAAAGTAAAACCTTTAAATTAAATAGTATTCCTGATAAATTTAGCATTTATACAAAAAGAATATTTCCAAATTACGTGATTGATATAAAATGAGAACTATAGAATTTGATATTATTTTTTTAAGTTATGATGAACCTAATGCAGATTTGCATTATGCAGATTTGTGTAATAAAGTTCCTTGGGCAAAACGCATACACGGCGTTAAAGGTTCAGACCATGCTCATAAAGCAGCAGCAGAAATCAGTGAGACTGATTGGTTCGTTTCTGTCGACGCCGATAATATTGTAGATACAAAATTTTTTAGTTTGGATTTAGAAATGTCTAATCCAAAAATACAAGTATATGGATGGTGTGGAAGAAATAGAGTAAACGCTTTACGTTACGGCAACGGTGGTTTAAAAATATGGAACAAGGAATTTGTCCTTGGTATGAAAACTCATGAAAACTCTGATAGCGATAGGGGTCAAGTTGATTTTTGTTGGGAAGATGGATATCAAAATTTTCCTATGAGTTTCAGTGAGAGTATAGTTACAGGATCACCATTCCAAGCATGGCGGGCAGGATTTCGCGAAGGTGTTAAGATGACATTGCTCGACGGCGTCAAAGTACCGCCTATGGAAATACAGCAGAGAATTTGGTGGCACAATATACATAGGCTACGTATGTGGTCAACCGTAGGTGCCCATGAGCAAAATGGAGAGTTTGCTGTACTAGGATCTCGAATGGGAACCTATATGGCTAATTGCACCGATTGGAATTACATCGACGTTAGAGATTTTGAAATTCTTCGTGCCATTTATGATGAACAGGTAAAGCCACACGAATTAGACAAAAATTGGATCAGAGAAAAAACAATCGAATTAGGCGAAAAAATCAGCCTAGGCCTAGGCCTACATTGGGCTAATTATGACCAGATTCAAAGCAAGAATGTCTACGACATATACAATGAAACTATAGAATTATGTAGAACATATTTTAGGATGCCAGACGATGTATGATATTTTTTATATAAGTAGGACAGATATCAATGATGAAGATTTTGAAAATTTCAAAATAAGATTTCCGTCTGCTCAGAAATTAGAAAATATTAGATCTTTTGATCAAATTAAATCTAAAGCATTTACTAAAATGTTTTGGGTAGTTTGGAATGATGTTATTGTAGAACATGATTTCAAATTAGATTACGTTGTACCGAAATGGGATTTGGAATATATTCATGTATTCAAGAACGGAGAAAACTATGACGGTATTACATTATTTCCTAAATCTGCAACAGTAAGCGAAAAAGAATTTAAAGTAAGATTTTACGTTAATAAAAAAGAAATGGACATTGTAGCGAGTCGGCCTAAAGTGTTTGATATTTTTACTATAAATGATTATAAGGACTATCTTCTCGCGCTAGAAAAATCTACAACAGACATGTTTTGGATGACATCTAAAAATATTAAAAATCATCCTAGTTTTAATTTTGATTTTTATATTCCTCATCATAATACAGTCGACAGAAATCAGAATCATGCGTTCCTACATCGCATAGGTTTAGTAGAATCTTATAACGGTATATTTTTATGTTCTAAAAATCATGTAATGGTTAAAAAGGAAATTGAAAATAGATTTCCTATCACTAGAAAAGAATGGCCTATATTAGCCAGCGTTCCTAATGAGTACGGTCAGTTTTCTTATACTATTGAAACTTATCAAGATTATCTAGATGCATTAGAAAGAACTGATACTACTGAAATGTTTTGGTTTATACCAAGCGATGTAGTAATCGATGCTAACTTTAATTTTGAAACCTATTTCTCACACGAAAACGAGTTTGATAGAAAAATTAATCATGTTTTTAAAAACGGAGAACATTATGATGGAGTTATGTTGCTTAGTAGACATAAACCAATTTCTGAAAAAGAATTTAATCATAGATTTTTAGTCGATAAAAAAGAATGGGACGTTGTGGCCAGTAATCCTAAACAGTTTGATATTTTTTACATTGATACTTTTGATGAATATCAAGAAGCACTAGAAAAAACAACAACAGAAATGTTTTGGATGACTTCTAGAAATTTATCACCTATAGAGGAATTTAAGTTTGACATTTATATAAGTCATCATAATACTATAGATAGAAAACAAAATCATGCTTTTATTCATAGGGTTAATGGTAAAGATTCTTATAACGGAATCTTTCTCTGCTCTAAACATGCTCCACTTACTAAGAAAGAAGTTGAACATCGTTACCCAGTTCAAAGAAAAGAATGGGACATTGTGGCTAGCGGCCCAGTAATCTACGCAAAATATGTCTTCAATCAAAACCTATGATGAATATCTCTCAATTATCGAGAATTCTCCCACAGAGATGTTCTGGATGGTTCCCGATGATGTCATAGTTTCTCCTGAATTCAAATTTGACATTTATTTTCCTATCGATAATGAGTACGATAGGAAAATGACACATGTATTTTTAAATGGAGACTATTATGACGGAATCGTTCTTTTTAGTAGACATAAACTTGTGTCTGAAAAAGAATTTAATAATAGATTTTTCATAGAAAAGAAAGAATGGTCTATATTAGCATCTATTCCTAAAACAGCAACATATGATATAGTTTTTATCAGTTACAATGAGCCTAATGCAGATTCTAATTATGAAAAACTAACAAATAGATTTCCGCATGCCAAAAGAATACACGGGGTAAAAGGAATTCACCAAGCGCATATTGAAGCAGCGAAACTTGCTTCAACAGATTTATTTTGGGTAGTCGACGGTGATGCTATTATAGAAGATGATTTTAGTTTTTCTTTTGCGGTCAATTATCATATGAGAAATGCTGTACATGTATGGAGAAGTAGAAATCCTATAAACAATTTAGAATACGGATACGGTGGTGTTAAATTATTACCTAGGAATTTAACTTTGAACATGGACGTTACATCTGCAGATATGACTACTTCTATAAGCAGAAATTTTAGAATTATTGATAAGGTATCAAATATAACTGCATTTAATACAGATCCATTCAATACCTGGAAATCGGCTTTTAGAGAATGTGTAAAACTAAGTAGTAGAACAATTGATAGGCAGAACGACGAGGAAACTACTAAGAGATTGGATATATGGTGTTCAGTTGGCGATGATAAACCGTTCGGCGAATATGCAATTAGAGGAGCCAAAGAAGGTAGAAAGTATGGAGAAGAATGCAAAGGTAATAAAGAATTATTGGCAAAAATTAATGACTTTGATTGGCTCAGACGACAGTATGACATTTAATAGAAATATAAAAGGTAATGAACTACGCAAGATTGATGGAAAATATCAATCTAGGTATATGCTAGATGCAGAATTTGTCAAAAAGGAATTAGACAATGTCAGCCCTAGTTTTTGTTTGGCCAAATGGTTTAATGTAAGTATTCATATTCCATCCGGTAGAACTCACAGTTGTTATCATCCCAGGGCACACGCCATTCCTCCTGAGGAAGTAAAAATTGATGTTAGTGCATTACATAATACAAAATATAAGAAATCTCAACGTAAACTAATGTTGGATGGGATTAGGCCATCGGAGTGTGATTTTTGCTGGCAAATTGAAGATAGTGGTAACGAGTTAAGTGATCGAGCATATCGAAGCAAAGATGTATACGAACCGGGATTAATTAAAGAGGCATTAGACGTAGCAGAAATTGGTAATGCTAAACCTAGATACGTTGAAGTAAATTTTAATCAGGCATGTAATTTTAAATGTAGTTACTGTAGTCCTCATCTGAGTACGGCGTGGTACGAAGAGGTCAAGAAGCAAGGAGCCTACATACTTACAGATAGATGGCACAATGATGTAACATGGATTGATAATGAGATCCCTTTAGATAATAGTCCAGATAATCCATACCTTTTAGCATTTTGGGAATGGTTGCCTCAAATTTATCCTACATTACAGACTTTCCGTATGACAGGCGGCGAGCCTTTAATGGATAAGAATACTTTTAGAATGTTTGATTATGTAAAAAATCATCCTAAAGAAAATCTACATCTTAGTATTACCAGTAACTGCTGTCCCCCAGGTAACCAATGGCAAAAGTTTATTAGTGCTTTAAAAGAAATAAATGAAGTACAGGCCATAGATCATTTTATGTTATTTTGTAGTTTAGATTCTTGGGGAGAGCAAGCAGAATATATTCGTGAAGGTATGAATTTTGATTTGTTACTAAACAATGTTAAAGATTTTTTAACCAACGGGGAAAGACATAGTCTTACTTTTATTATTACTTTCAATGCTTTAAGTTACGGTAGAATTTTAGAGTATATGAAAAATATTTTAAAATTACGTAGAAAGTTTAGCAAAAGACGCCAACTTATTTGGTTTGATATTCCGCAGTTGATCGATCCCGATTATCTCAATCCCAAATTACTCCCTGAAATGATTTCTGAACTTAAAGAAGTAAAGAAGTATATGATGCAGAACAAAGAAGGAAAGTGGAATCAATTTATGGGATTTAGCGATTTCGAAGTTAGTAAAGTACAGCGTCTTATTGATTGGATCGAGAGCGATACAAAGTTTGATCGAGAAAGAGCAATGAAAAATTTTTATTTGTTTTTTAAAGAAAAAGATAAAAGACATAGAAAAAACTTTTGTGCTACTTTTCCAGAATTATATAACTTCTGGTTAGAATGTGAGAAATTAGCAAATGCCGAAAAAATTTAACGAATCAGATCTAGAATACAAGAAACGTGTTATAGACAAACTATCTCCTAGTTTCTGTGGAGCCAAATGGTATAATGCGACTATCTGGTTAGGATCAGGAAAGACTACTAGTTGTCATCATCCGCCTGCACATTTTATAAGTGTCGATTCAATTAAAAAAAATTATAAAACACTACATAATACTCCTGAAAAGAAAGAAGATAGAAGAAAAATGCAAACAGGAGAAAGGCCACCCGGTTGTGAATACTGCTGGAAAATTGAAGATATGGGTAAGGATGCTATTAGCGATCGTCCTTATAAAAGTATGACCTTTACTGACGAAGAATTAATAGACGCTAAAAATTTAGATTATAATCAAGACGTTGATTTAAGAACTTTGGAAATCGCGTTCGATCGTACCTGTCAATTCGCTTGTTCCTATTGTAATCCAGGATTTTCCACAACATGGGTTAAGGATATAAAGAAAAACGGCCCATATATTAACATTCGTACAGACGGTAGAGGACATTTTACTCACGAACACAATGCCGATCAACTTTATGATTTTAGTGAAACTAATCCTTACATTGAGGCATTCTTTCAATGGTGGGAATCTGATCTTCATAGGACTCTAACAGAACTAAGAATCACAGGCGGTGAACCGTTAATGAGCGGTCATACCTGGAAATTATTTGATTGGTTCAAGGAGAATAAATCAAAAAGTCAAACTAAATTAGCGGTTAATTCTAACTTGGGATTCGACAGATCTGTTCTTGAAAGAATGTTAGAGGCTACCAGCGGCAATGAACTAACCTTATATTCTAGTAATGAATCTGTAGGGTTACAAGCAGAGTATATAAGAGATGGTTTAGATTGGAATCAATGGAAAGAGAACATGCTATTTCTTTTAGATTCTAGACAACTTAAAAGTTTAAATGTAATGGGAACAATAAATGCTTTGTGTTTAGATTCTTTAACTGAATTTATGGATTTAATGTTAGAATGGAAGTCTATATACGGACGTCAGGCATTGGCTTTTAGTTTAAACATTTTACGTTTTCCTAGTTTTCAAGGACCTATAGTTTTGCCTATGGATCTAAGATCCCATTATAGATCTAAATTGATATCTTGGTACGAAAAAAATAAAAACAACGATTTATTGCACGAATTTGAAAAAAATCATATAGAGAGATTAATTGATTATTTAGATGTGATAAAGATCCCTCACGGCGAGGGATTTATAAGAGATACAGCAGAAAAAGATTTTAAAATTTTTTACGATCAATACGACATCAGAAGAAATAAAAATTTCAGTCAAGCATTTAAAGGACCAATAAATGATTGGTACGAACAAATTTAAATGGCATTGTAGCCTTCCGTGGAACGGATTTAGTAACGATCCTGACGGTAAAGTGCGACCTTGTTGTCTGTACAAAGACCACATCAAACAAGATAACGGTGAACCTTTTTACGTTCAAACGCATACTGTAAAAGAAATATTTTCAAGTTTGTACATGAAGAATCTAAGACAGCAGTTTCGTAACGGCGAAAAACCAGTCGGGTGCCAAACTTGTATTAAAGATGAAGAGAATAATTATACTAGTAAACGGCTAAGTTACCTTGATGGTAATCTAGGACGCAATACAGATTTTGAATCTGAACCAGAATATCCTATAGAATATCAGATGATTATCAGCAATGCCTGTAATCTTAAATGTCGTAGTTGTACTCCTAGTCATAGTAGTCAATGGCAGGCTGAGCACAAAGTAGTATGGGGGTGGACTGGATATAAGATGGATCACGGCCAACCTAGCGATAGTAAAAGTGTGCTGTGGGAAGATAGAAAATCCTGGATGTCTAAAGTAAAAAGATTAGAAATAGTTGGCGGAGAACCTTTTTACATTAAAAAATGGGAAACTATTTGGCAAGAACTTATTGATTCCGGTCTTAGTAAAGATATCAATATGGATATGAGTTCTAATGCTACAATTTATGCCGGTGATACCATTAAAAAATTATCAAAAAACTTCAAGTCTCTAGGTGTCGGTTTGAGCATCGATGGAACAGGGGCAATGTATAATTATCTTCGGCATCCGGGAAATTGGGAAGAGGTTAAAGATAATATAATTAGATACCATGACATACAGGATGTGGGCTTTTCTATATCTCATACTATAGGATGGTTAAATGCGTACTCACTCCCCGATTTTCATTCTTGGTGTAAAGAGCACGTTCCTAGATTTAGAATTTGGAACAACATAATCCATTGGCCTAGACACATGAGTATTGTAATGATTCCCAAAGAAGTAAAAGATCTTATAGAAGAAAAATGGTCTAGTTACGATTGGGGAAAATATAAAAATGATATCTCGGGCATACTTAATTTCATGAGAAGTGAAAACCCCACCGACACTGAGATAAAGCAAGCATATAAGGAGTTTTTACGTTACGATGCTGTTAGAAATGAAAATGTATTAAGTGTTATTCCCAGCGACTATTATCATAAAATACAAAAATATTTTGAATGAAATGGAAAAGCGTATTAATTTTTTCAATTTTTTTAAAAAGGAAAAATCCGTTGATGAAGAAAAATTTAATTTTAATATGGATACCTTTTGTGCTTCTCCTTTTGTGTCGTGCTATGTAGGACCAGAAAATAATCTTTCTCCGTGCTGTATCAATAAAATTACAGAGATTAATACAGAAAAAGATATATTAAAGTCTTACAATCATCCCAAAATGCAAGAATTAAGAAAAGATCTTCTTAACGGAGTGAAACATCCATCTTGTGAAACCTGTTGGAAAAACGAAAGCATAGGTTTACCTAGTCTAAGACAAGAACAAAATAGGATTTTTCAAAAAGAATTTAATACAATCAACGAAATAATCAACGAAGATTATTCCGTATCTCGTCTCTATATAAAGTACCTTGATGTTAGATTCAGTAATAAATGCAATCTAAAATGTAGGACATGTGCGCCTAGTTACAGTTCAAGTTGGGCTGCAGATTATAAGATATTAAATCCCAATCTTCCGATAGTTAAGAAAATTGTAACCGATGTGACAGTGAAAGATTTTCATCCGATTCTAGATACTGTTGAACATATATATTTTGCTGGCGGAGAACCGCTAATCATGGATGAACACTATGAAATTTTAGATTATCTATTAGCCAATCATAGAAATGATAATGTATCAATTTTTTATAATACCAATTTCAGCAAACTCACATATAGAGAATATGATGTTATTAATTATTGGAAAAAATTTAAATGGATTACTATTGGAGCGAGTCTAGATGGTAATCACGAAAGGGGCGAGTATATAAGAAAGAATATTTCATGGACTAGAGTGATCGATAATAGAAAACGATTATTAGAATTTCCAAAAATAAGATTTTATATCAGTTGTACTTTAAGTATTTTAAATTCTTACAATATTATTGAACTACATAAAGAATGGGTGTCGCTAGGATTTATTCAACCTGAAAATTTTAATGTAAACATACTATTTGGACCACCACCTTTCTGCATAAGAGATTTACCCGATAGTCACAAGTTGATTCTTATAAAATTATATCGAGAACATATAACATGGTTAGAATCTTTTCCTAATACTGAAAGAACTATAGCCGGTTTTGAATCTGCTATTAATCTATTGTTGGAACAACGGGACGATAGCGAATTCTGGAAAAAAGAATGGGTTCGTGTAGTTGAAGGTGTTGATAACATTAGAGGTGAAAATTTTTATAAAACCTTTCCCGAATTGGCAGACTTAAGGCATGAAAAATGATTTTTACTTATACAGCAGATATGTCTTTGACCATAACAAATCCTAGATTTAAATATTTCAATTTTTCAGAAACGTTTTTTGATAGAGTAATTCATAGTAAAAAGAATCTTACAAAATTATTTAATTGCTATGTTTTTGCAGATGAATTAATTGATCCTGTTACAGTTAATTATTTTACAGTATCAAATAGATGGTTTATTCACCCGGGATTTAATAGAATAGTAGGTTCTATTATGCATGGTAAAACAGATATTAAATCAATAATTTTTTCACAGGTGCCTTTGGAGAATATGGAGGTTATGAGATATAAAGTATTTCAAAATTTAAAACCTGTGACTAAAGATGTACCTGTAGTTTTTAGTCCTTATAATGCACTTTCACCGCATCTTGAGTATAGATCTAATATTGATAGAATTGATTATTCTGCAGGAATATTAAACCGTGTGGAAATGAAATTGCCTGATGGCACTATTTTTTTTATAGGGAACGACAGATTAAAAAAAATAATATATATAGAGTACGATATAAATCTAACTTTAGATAAAAATATTTGTAATATGTTTAACAGGGTAGAGTTAGATAAAAAAATTTTTTATATGACAAATTTAGAATTTTTAGAAGAAAGAAAGAGATTAAAAGAACAATGGTATGATTAAAAGAATTGTGATTTTCGGAACTAGCCATTCGGTAGGGCACGGTCTTGCAGATTGGACTATTAACGACATGGATAAACCCAGTCAATTCTCTTGGCCCTCTATAGTTTCTAAAATTTTAGACATTGAAGTTATCAATCATTCCAAAGCAGGTTCCGGTATTGATTTGATGTATTATGATATACTAGAATATTGTATAAAAGAATCTAAGCAAGATGATTTAGTGATTGTGCAATTGCCTGGACAAATGCATAGATTCAGTTTGATTACTGATGAAAACGAAAAACTAAAGACATATCGTATTCACGGTCCGGGATATTTTGATGGACATAATAAAAATAAAAATAAATTATTACAAAGTTTTTATATGTTAACCGGCGACGATCACTGGATCAGAAATTGGTTGGGATATAAATCTGCTATTACATCAATTTTAACTTTACATAAAATTAATTTTTTTGGATACGTGTGTTCGGATTCTTATGGTTCTTGGTGGGAAACTCAATTTAAGGATAAGAAATTATATGATCAATTTGAGTTGTTAAATTCGTTTCATAAAGACAAGTGGTTAAATGAATCATTTTCCAATTGGCTAGACAAAAAATATCCCGCAACAAAAATGGTTTGCGGGCATTATGATGATGCAGGACATGCTGCCTGGGCTAAAGAAATTATAATTCCTGCTATAAAATCTTTTTAGTGGCTTTGTCGATATCTTCTTTAAGTTTATCAACATTTATTCTAAAATCAATTTTAGAAATTTCTGCTTCGTATTCATGGAGAATGTCAACTATTCTGTTTGGATCTAGTTCGCCTGCATAGTCCATTACATCAATTTCCCAAATTCTTCCATTATGAAATTCTAAACGTAGCATTTCGAGATATGCTACAGGCATGGTATTAATGTAAAGGTCTTCGAATACTTCCGGCCATTGTTTGACTAGGTCAGCAGGCGATCTAAAAAGACGTTTAGGCACCTGCTTCTTCTTTTACCTTCGAAACAGTTTTCTTCTGAGGAGGGTCTAGATCGTCTGCTTCTCTTCTTAGTCTGGCCGCTTCTTTATACATTGCATCGGCTTGGCTGCGATAACTCCTAGCAAGATCTTTATCGCTGAGAGGTTCGTTTCCTGGTGCTTTAACGGGATCAACTGTGACAGTTTCGGATTTTTTCTTTTCTTGAATGTCTTTTGGTCTAGCACCACTTACTAAGAATGGAAGATCATCAACTGCAACGTTCTTTTGTTCTGCTATCAGTACATTTAAGTCGCTTAAGGGAATGTCTTTAGTGTGAGTCGGCATCATAATAACACTATCGGTTACAACTTTCTGCATCCTATTATCTTGTTGCATAGCAACTAGCATTGGACGTCCGTCTGGAAAATGTCTAATGTGCATAATTTCGCCAAATTCGTATACCTCTTGTCCTTGATCACTTTCTAGCACCTGCATGATTGCATCGTGATATGAGTCTGATAAACCTGCCACTGGAAGAACTAGGGCATGATTTGATTCTCCAGGTAGAACTCTAAATACTACAATGACTTTTGCACCCGTATTTTTCATACGGCCGATGTGTTTGATGGTTTTCATTTTACTGTTCCTTTTTAGCCACAGAGTCTAAAAAGGCACTGAGGCGGTTATAAATTTTACCAACTGATTCTAATTCGTTGGCTTTAAACGCTCCTCGCTGTGATGCAACATCGATGATGCTTTTAATCGAGTTAAGATCACTAAGATTAAGGTCTGGACCTTGGGGTGATCCATTTGCTACTGTCTGTGTTTGTTCTGCAGCCGGTGCTGCTGGTGTTTGTGTGTTTTCATTTACGTCTGTCATTTCTATCTCCTAAGATATGGACATGCTAACATAAAGTATGTCAGTTCTTTTTCATCTTCAAACCCAACAAAGTTATGAGATCTATTTTTGATGTAACTTTCAGAAGACGAATCTTTTCCAAAAGCAAATCTACCTTTACATTTACCCATAATCCAATTTTCAATATCTTGCGAAATTTCATACTCACTTATTCTTGTTTTTGAAAAATGAGGTGGAATTCGATCCAATTTTCTTTCGTCTAAGATATTTAAAGGGTTGAATTCTATCATGAAATATTTATAGTGAGGTTATTCTGAATCGTCAAGATCTGAGCGAAGTCTTTTCGCCATGGCTTTTGATTGACCTAATTTTTCAACATCGCCCGAAAACAAATATAATTCAAATGCTGCTTTTTCAGATAGAACTGTAATATTTGTTTTTGTAATATGATAAGGAGAATTGATAAATTGATCTAACCAAATAAAAATTTGAGGTGTTATTTTTATTTCTTTAGGAATAGGAACATCGTATGTTTTGATGTCTGCTCGATCTGTAATAAATTCTAATGCTTCTGTAGTCAGCCGAAGCCCGCCTGATGTTTTTGATCTTAAATTGTGCCACCATTTACTTCGGTGTGTTTTAATTATATTTTGGTCTACATCAAGACCTGCTGCTTTTAAAAAAGTTTTTGTATATTCTTCCTTGAGATCCATTACACAACTTGACCGGATGTGAGTTTATAAACTTTGAAATCTTGAGTTTTAAAAAGTTTGTTTAATTTTTTTGCAAGGTTATATGCATGACCTGGATTAGAAAATGATACCTTTTTATATTTCGGTCCCGGTTGTGCCGCTACAATACTTCCACTCTTCAAATTGAAAGGTTGCCCTTGATAAAATACTGCCCAAATAGCATCGCTTTCAAGTATCTGTTCGATCTTAAAGTTTTCTTTGTTAACGAATTCAAGAATTACTTTAGGCTTTGGTCTGCTCATTATATACGTGTTCCTAATAAACCACGTATATATTTATGTCTTTTAAAAAGTTCCGCCGTCGAATTTAACGTCTATCTTTGTTGCAGATTCGCGTATTTCTGATAACATTTTATGTATTTCTTGAACTGTGAGTCCTAGCCTAGATGTTAAGATAGCCAATTCGTATACAATGTCCTTAGATTCTTGCATTGTCAATTTAACTTCTTTTTGATTGGTTTTTTCGGCAGAATTTATTCTTGTTATAAGTTTTTCTATTGCCGGCAGTTTAACCGGTATATTATTTTGAGACATTAGATAGCACCTGTTTCATTTCTAGTTCGGTTTTAAATGGTCCTCTAAATTCGTATCTTTGGAGAGTAATTAATTTAGGGCAAAATGATTTTACCCAACCTTTGTCGAAACGAATAACATAGTAACCAGCGCAGTATAAACTTTTTGAATCACCGCTTTTTGTAAACAAAGGAAGTTTTCTTTTGATATCAAACATAGCATTATGCGGCGATGTACTTGTACTATATCCATGTACTTCATTTGGTTGATTATCGTCGGCTTCTTTGATAATCTTCGCTACGAAAAAATCTTTCCCAAACTGTTTTGTTAAACTTTCTTTAGTGTCATAAATTTTAATACCTGTTTCGTTACTTAAGACGAACCGATCATCGTCACTTTTTCTCAGCGTAGCAAATTTTGCACCGTCCTTTTCCACGATCCAAAATTTATTATCGATAATTGGCTTTGCATGTAAGTCTGTCATAGTGTGTACCTCGCGTTTAAGGGTTCGGCATAACTCTGTGCCTGCTCCGAGATTTTTTTCAAATCATAGAGATTGCAAAATTTCATCAACCTAATGCCGACTTGGCTAATATTTTTATTAGAATTAACCGCTGTTGAAATCGTACTTTTAATAATTTCTTTAATGTGCTCTGGTTGATAACTAAGATCGATCAGTCTGCGATTACGTTCATAATCTTCTAACACTCTGTGTTCTTTGCCTTCATGATCAGTCCATCTCTGTAGCATGAGATTGTTCCACGCAAATCCTTTGCTTTTACGATCTTCGAACGCTTCAGTAAGACCCACTTTTTTGCTTGTGCCTTTAGTACGCACACCTGGATACGCTGAGAAGACATTATCACTGGTATCACCACGCATACATTTTTCAAACAAGAGCCATTCGGGATTAGGTGCTGCTTTGGCTTCTTTTGTTTTCTTGTCGATGACTGGTTTACCTTTGTCATCAAAGATCCCTTCATGTGTTATTGTATGCTCCATCACCCCGTTATATTGTTTTACATTGGGTGCAACAAGTTGAACGAAATCTGTATCTGTAGAAATAATTACATGATTATCATCAGGGTGACCTTGTATCCAACCTGCGATAAGATCATCTGCTTCTAGTTGTGAATTATGAAGAACCGTACAGTTTGTTTTATCGGTTATAAACTCTTTAAATTTATCAAAGGCTTCCCAAAATACACGATCTTCCTCTTGCTCACGTTCATTTAATGCGGCACGAGCATCTGAGCGATTACGCTTATATGGTGCATAATAGTCTTTGCGCCAAGATCTGCCTTCTAAGCAGAATATAACATGACTGCCGTTAAACTGCTGCCATGCTTTGCGAATAGAATTTAGGGTGATATGAAAAGCCATACCGAGTTTGATATCAGCATCGCCGTTAATAACATGCCTAGCACGAAAGAACGTGTTAGCAGTATCAACTAAAATATATGTCATTTGTTCTTCTTTACAACTGTCTGTACGTCTAAAGAACCTGTATTAACAGGGCCACCAAAATCGCCATCTACTACAACATTGGCACATAGTTCACGGAACCAGCGATCAACAATTTCTTCATCCAAATCACCGTCTGCACCATAACCTTCTTGCTTTAATTTTAGCACAAAATAGTCGTTCCAGTCAAGTTCGAAAAACCCATTTCTGATATTGTCTTGATTAACATGCGTATTTAATACACCGACCCAAGGTTCTTTCTTACGACTAGCCCGATCTTTCGGAGTTAGTTTAGCCAATTCTTGTTCTTGGGCGATCTCTGCGAGATTCTTTTCGGCTTCTTCTTTAAGTTGATTTGCTTTTTCTAATGCCTGTCTTGCTTCTTCAATATTGGCTTCGATCTTATCTAAACCAAATAATTTTTTAATAACTTTCATTAAGTCCCCCATTCGTTTTTAAATAGTGGTACCTGTAGTCGATCAGAATATCTAAGCCCATTCTTCATAGCCAGTTCTGCTACTCGACGGTTATTCAAAGTGTAAACGCTCTCTACTCCGCCCACAGGCATTAAATAACAAGGACCGCTGAATCCTTCCGCCCTAAAAATATCTAAAGTTTCTAATGCTTCCTCAGCATCGTCTTCAGTAGCAATAACGAATTTCAGATAGGTATACCCTACTTCTTCGTATTCTCTTACTACATCTGGCCTAATAGCAATTTCTCTAGCCTCACCACTGCAACTTAGTTTAGCACTTACACTAAAAGTTAACTTATGATAACCTCTATGTTCCATGCCCCAATTTATAAGATAATTTTTAAATTCGCTTGTGAGTTTTTGAGTTCCGTTAGTTTCAAAAGTAATTTCTTTGAGATTCTGCATTTTAGGATGATTTAAAAGTTCCGGATAAATGTTTTGCCATTTTAGTAAAGGCTCACCTCCCGTAATAACAAGATGTTCATCTTCCCACTTACCATAAGGAAGAATCTTCATAATGTTTTCTGCTATTTCGTCTGGAGAATAAAACGGACTTAAATGTTTAAATGCAGGATGCCATGATGCGTAACTATCACAACCTGTAGATACTAACGGAAGTTCTTCGTAGGTTTGATAGAGATTAATTTTTTGAGCAACAGTATCTGCCTCGATACTTTGTTCTCCCTGAGGCATACCAAAGCCGGCACATTTAAAGTTACATCCAAAAGTACGCATGAATACCGAAGGAACACCCATATAACGTCCTTCGCCTTGTATACTGTAAAATAGTTCTGCTAGTTTAATTTTTTCCATAATATTATTATACTACCTTTTTCTTTAATTGCCAAGCCCCGTTTTCGAGATCAATCCATTCAAGGGTATCGCCTTCTTTCCAACCAGTCTCATCAAGAAGGTCCTGCGGAAAAGTTAATATTCCGTCACCTGTATCTGGGTCTTCTTCTACTGTCAAAATCCAAGATTTAGATTGTTCTTTTTTGGTGCTCATTTTTCCACTCCTCATATGCTCTTCTTCTACATTCTTCTTTCACTCGTGCCGGAATATCAGGGTGCCATTCTGCCATTCCACAGTCATAAACCCTATAGTGACTTATTTCTAAGTTTGAAAGAAATATAATTAGAATCCATGCTGCACAGGCAACAACGAATCCAACAAAAAATTTCATAGTTGATCGCTTATCATTATTTTACACATAAAAGCATCTTTGTCATCGACGAAAAAAAATTTCATACTATCTGCACTGACTTCGGTGCTGTACCTATTACCCGGTAAACCAAATACTTCAATGATATTTGCACAGGTTTCATTCCACCAGGTATTGCTCTGATTTTTCCAATATACTTCGACGAGATTATTCATTTATTATTTTTGTAAATCTTATTAAAAAACTTTCTTTAAAGCAACTAAATTCTCTACAATCATCCGGATGAGAATTATATTTTCTGTAGTATACCCATATTTGATTTTCAATTTCAACTACATCTATAACTTGAAATACTTTATGATCTGGACTTATCCATTTTGTTCCTGGCGATATATCTTTATCTTGATAGGACACGTTCTATCTCCTTAATTACTGATTCATAGACTACGAGATTACCTTCATTATTATAGTGGTTCGTATCACCTTTGTAAAGAGGCCAAATAGAAGAAAAGTCTAAAAAATTTTCTTCTATTTGAAATTTAGATACTATAGGAACGTGTCCTAGGCTGATATACGGAATATGAATTAGACTATTAATTTCTTTTCTTAAAAGATTATATAGATCGGTTTGATATTCGTCATCGTAGATATGTTTAAAAAAAAGTTTTGCGGCTAGTACTGATTTGTTAAACCAATGATTTTTTTCTGCTATGTCTGTATAAATTAAATCGCAATTTTTATGCAGGTCTGTTGTATGTATAGGATGTTTCTTTATATGAACTCTGCTAGGACTAGTATGAGAAATAATAATTAAATCATATTGATTTAAATTTATAGATTGTATTTGTTTTAATATCTTATATTCACTAACCCCTGCTTGTGCAATATTTGTTGTTTTGAATTGGTCTGCAATAAGATTAGGCCAACCTGACTTGGCTCTAGGATAAGGAGCAGCAAAACTGTCTCCGGCGATTAGTATTTTGGTTGTTGAACCAGCCATGGGATATATTCTTGTGCTATTTTTTTATGGTATTCGTAGTTATAGTGTTCTTTGTCTTCTATGAAATAATTTTCGTGATTTATGTATTTTTCAGAAAAATATTTTTCAATGGTCTTAGGAGCAACTTTTGTTGTTTTTAATTTTCCGTAATAGTCAAATTGTTTAGGAAATTTTAGACGTTCGGTAAAATTAAAAAGATGTAAATTAGCGTTATGGTCTGCACAAATATTATCCCAGGTGTATACAGCGTTTAAAAATTCTCGTTTTTCTATAAATGTATTCAATTCAAAAAATAATTTAACTTGCATAAATGTATTTTTACGCAAATCAGGTTTTATTAAACCGTCGTCCTCATTGAATTCTGCTCCTGGAAAATTGTCATAATCATTGTAGGTAGATTTATTTAACAGTTGCATTCTGTTGTTGTTTATAACTACATCAAAATAACGATGTAAAGATTCGGTGTCGTCTGGAAGTTTATACCTAAAATAATCCAAAGGAACGCATCCCTCGTCTCTAAGATCGTCTATAGCGATAATAAATCTATTGAATGCCGCTAGACAAATAAAGACATCTGATATGTCATTATATGTTTGGAACATACTCTTTAACCAATCGGTGTATAATCTATTGGTTGCGCCTGACATAGCATAAATGACTATAGGTTGGTTATTTTCTTCCCCATAGATTTGAGCAAAGTTATTTTCGTTCCATTGGCTAAAACTACCCACCCCTTGTTTTCCGGGTTTAGATTTGTAGCCCATTGTATGGCTATCACCAATAAACAAAATTCTATTTTTTACCACTTTTTATAATTTCCTTTTTCCGGGATTACATGTCGGACACCACCAGTTGGATCTTCCATGTCTCCCACACGTCTCGGAATAAGATGTACATGAGGCCATCCTACAGTCTGTCCTGCCGCTTTACCATAATTAAATCCTATATTGAATCCGTCACATTGACCGGTTTCGACCATACGCATGCCGTCTCTTACAGCATCTTCAAAAGCGTCTAATAAAACAGCCACGGTGTTGTATTTAGGCACGAACAGAAGATGTCCATCAGTAACTGGATATTTGTCCGCGAATACCTTTACATGGTAATCTTCTTCAACTATGTTATCCCAGGGTGCTGTTGAATCTTCTAAAAATTCTGGTTCATTTTTCATTACGCAATAATTCATCTTTGAAACTCCTTTCGATCTTTAGGCAGAGCGTCTTCTATGATTACAAACTCTCTACCGGCTAAGTTTCCTACAAATGCACGAGTATTTTCTTTATACATCATACGTATTTTTAGAGTTTCGAACGCTACTTCTAAAAATGTTTTAGGTTTGTAACTAAGAACATGCATATCAAAATTTTTTCCGTTATCTGTGCAATGAACCTTTACCTTAGCATCTATCATTTTGTCCACCATTCCTCGTAAGGAAATTCAACCCATACATCATTTTCTGCCTTATTAACTTCAAATCCTGTATAATCCATTTTAACATTACACTTACTGGATAGATTATCTACTACAACAGCAAACTTTACATTATTGTTCCATACATGTTGCCAATCTGGATCATCCGGCAAACAACTGCTTTGCCAGTCTTTCATTAACCAATTTAATGTTGCTCCGGAGTCGTTGATGTCGTCAACAATTAAAATATTTTTATATGAATCTCCTGCCTCTAACAATGCACCTGCTGCATCTAATATATTATAAACATCGGAATCATCTTCTATAGATATTTCTGATTTAGGATAACCTAATGCATGTTCAGCCATCCAAAGATTACTCTCGCAATCTTCTTCAGCGTCATCTCTTAGACTAATTTTTAAGGTATGCATAGGAACATCGAAATAATGACTGATCATAACGGCAGGTATTAGACCTCCGCGAGTGATACCTACTACATAGTCGGGTCTCCAAGAACTCAGTGAAATATCTCTGCAAATTTTATTAACAAGTTTTTCAAATTCTTGCGGGCTGATTATTCGCTTGTTCATATCTCTCCTTAAGATATTGTTCATGTTGGATCCATTTATTATTAACTAAAAACCCCCACTCACGCTTGTGAGGTCCTGGCATGAATAATGTCCATGCAGTTACTCCGTCCTTAAGTTCAATTCTATGATAACTATTAGGACTACAAATACGGAAATGACCGGGGCCTCTCCAATGTCGAACTTCGCAGGTTTTAACACCTTCATCGTTAAACTGTGGAACCCATTCGTAGTAGCCACCTTTTAAAATTAACGTAGCATAAGGCCAAGGATGATCATGAACATCATCCGGATCACCTTTCAAAAATTTATGTAAGAATATATTAAACGGAAAACGTTGGCGTTCTTTCAAAAAGAGATAATACCGTTCGAGGTACGGCTCGTTATGCACACGATCAAAAATAATACGTTTTCGACCTAATCGTTCAAGCAGTTTCAAAAACATTGAATACCTCTTCTTCTAAATATCTTTTTAACTCTTTGTCTGTGGGTTCGACCGAATAGTTTTTCTTAACAAAAATTTCATAACTGTCTGAACCATATTTTCCAATTCCGTATAGATCTGTTGCATCTTTTCCGTCCCAATTTAAATATTGTTCAGTCATTGACCTAATTCTTTTTTCTCTTACATTAACTAACCCCAGCGGCCATATGATTTCTTTTACAGCATCTTCATCACTGTGCATTAAAAAGTGCATAGGATTAGGCCATCGTTGTAAGAAAAGAGGAAGAACATATTTTACTCCCTTCCTGCTAGTTTGATTCAACATAATAACTGCGACCATATGTTGCCAAATACCTTCATGGCTGGTTAATTTTGCCGGTAATTGTTGTTGCACCATTAGATGGTCGAGCATTGGATCAATCATTCAGAGCGACCACTTGTGCAAGAATCATTCCATGTGGCTTGTGCCTGGCGTTTGTATTCTTCTAGTTCCCACTCGACTTTTTTAGTTAGATATTGTTCTTCGCTAAGTCCATGCCAGCCTATGCAATCACCAGTAGGGCTACGACCACAACCGCATGTTCCGATTTTTTCTTGTTGTTTAACTTGCATGATTATTCCTTAAAATATTTTTGAATAACTTCTAGTTTGTCCATATATTCGGCAATCTGTGCTATTTCTTTTTCAATAGCACTCATAAGATCGGTATGATCGTGAATAGCCATAGGATTGTTTAACATTACTTCAACATTCATTCTATGTTTAACAATATGTGATTCGAAGTGCTGACTTAGTGCTTGAATAATTGATTGTCTCATGTTTTTTTCCTTTAACGAGGTGCAAAATCTTGCTGCAATTTAATATTGTCGAAGAATTCTTTCTTCGTTCCTAAATCATCTTTAAAAGCACCCTTTAGTACTGTTGTTTGCGTTAAAGATGAATGAGCCATAATGCCACGATTTTCGCAGCATCCATGGGTGGCCTGTACATAAACTCCTACATCTTTTGCTCCAGTGGCTTTGGAGATCTCCCTAGCAATGTCATTAGCAAGTTCCTCCTGGAGAGTACCTCGTCGGGCGCACCACTGTGCGATTCTTGTGTACTTGCTGAGTCCGATGAGTTTCTCGGCAGCAATAATGCCAATGTAAGCAACGCCAGTAACGGGTTGGTGATGATGGCTACACATACTGCGCAACTCGCTGCGAACAACCAACATACCTTCGTAACGATCCTCCGAGTCATTCGGGAACGCTGTGCAATCTGGGGCTTGCTCATATCTACCTGCCATTATCTCATTAAAATACATCTTAGCCAGTCTACGTGCAGTACCTTGACTGTTGGGATCAGTTTCTCTATCGATAAGCAAACGGTCAAGCACTAGTTCAAATGCTTCTGTTGCCTCGTCAATTAATCGTTCTTTGTCACCTTCGTGAAGAAAATCGCTGATATTATCTCCGGCCCAAAAACGTTTACCTTCGCGACGCATTTTAAATCTTAGATGATCACCTAAATAGGATTCTTCATATCCTCCATCACCTGCCATTGCGTCTAGTCCTGTTTGTTTTTTATCTGTCAATTATTTTTCTCCGAGTTATTGTCGTGGAT